ATGGCCGTCTCCGCATTCGAACTCGCCGCCCAAGCGTTCGAGAAGCCCGCCCCCAAATGGGACACCCCCGGCGCACTGGCCCGCCAACTCAACCCCAAAACCGTGCAAACCCCAGCACTCGACCTCATCGACGCGGCCCTAGTCCGGGCATTCAACACCCCCGACTCGCGGCTCATCATCAGCATGCCCCCACAGGAGGGCAAGAGCGTGCGCGCCGCAAACGACTTCCCCGTATGGGTGCTCACCCAAAACCCAGACTGCCGCATCGTCACCGCGTCCTACGCGCAGAACCTCGCCAACCGCAACGGCCGCGCCATCCGCAACCGCATCACCTCCAACCCCTCCCTGAACATCGCCATCGCCAACGACAACGGCTCAGTGTCCGAATGGACCCGCGCGGGCGGAATCCTCCACCGAGTCCGCTGGCTCGGCACCCTCGCCACCGTCGCCGCGATCTGCGTCCCAATCCTCTGCTCCGCCCCCTTCATCGGCGCCGCTGTGGAGACCGGGAACCCCGACAGATTGCAGACCGTGTACTCGTACGCCACCCACTCCCTCGCAGTCCTCTGGGTGGCCTACGCGACGGCCCGAGACCACACCGAAGACCCTGGCGGTGACCTATGACCCCCGACTCCCTACCCGTCATCCTCACCACCGCAGGCGTCATCGCCGCCGCCCTCCTGAGCTGGATGGGCGCACGCTTCAAGACCAAAGCCGACAAAGACACCACCAGCACCAAAACCCTCCTGGACGGGCTGCTCACCCGACTCCAAACCGTGGAAGAAAAAGTCACTTCCCTCGAGGCCAAGCTGAAGCGCGCCAACACCGAGCGCGACGAAGCCGTCCGGCAGGCCCGCGAAGCCGACGACACGCTCCGCGACCGCCAAGAGCTCATCGACGACCTGTACCAGTACAGCGCCGGACTGATCGTCTGGGGCTCACCAACAGCACCCGCCCCGCCGCCCGTGGCGACGTGGCGCATCCGCGCACACGCCGAGCTCTCCGACCACGCCGCCACCCTCCGACTGCAACAGGACAGGGGTACACCATGACCGCATGGCGCATGGCACTAGCGCTCGAGCAGCTGCTCGGGCAGATCCGCACCTACTACCCGACCAGGTCCACGGCCAGCGACGGAGGTAAGGGCGACAGCGCGCACGCGGCGCGGACCTCGGACCACAACCCCGACGCGTCCGGGGTGGTCCGCGCCCGCGATTTCACCCATGACCCGGGAGTGTTTGACGCGCACGCGTTCGCGGACCGGCTCGTGGCCGCCCGTGATCCCCGCGTGAAATACGTCATTAGCGCCGGGCGGATCAGCGTCGAAAACGGTGCCTGGACCCCGTACATGGGCGCCAATCCCCACCAAAAGCACGTCCACGTTTCCGTCATCTCCGGCGCCGCTGGTGACGATGAGAGGCCGTGGCCAGCCGTCCCCACGAAAGGACACACCATGCCCCACGCCGTATCGCCCTTCACGGGCCGCTACACCCAAAAGCACGGATCCGCCGGCGGGTACACCGGTCACGCCGGGATCGACGTCGCACCACCCTCCCCGGGGCAGACAGGCAAGCCGGTCAGGGCCATGTTCGCGGGCACCGTCGTGCGCACCGCACGCGGAGTCCGCCCCGGCAACCGCCGCTCCACGTGGGCGCCGGGCCGCACCGGCAACGGCGTGCTGATCCGCAACACCGACGGGGAAGCCCAGGGATACAACCACGTCACCCCGACCGTGCGAGCCGGGCAGAAGGTCACCGCCGGGCAGGTCATCGGCTACAACGACCGCAGCGGCAATCAGACCGCGCCGCACCTGCACTTTGAGACGTGGGCCGATTGGCGTAACGCATCCTCGCACTACGACCCAGCCCGCGCCTTCCGGCGCTTCGGCATCAGCGTGGGATCCGCGCCCGCAGGCGGCGGCGGCGGTGCGTCCAAGCCCGCCACCAAACCCAAGCCATCCAAGCCCAGCCCGGGCAAGAAGTGGCCCGACGCCAACCTGTCCGCCAAGGCCACGAAAGCCCAAATCGCGGATGCCTGGTATGCCCTCATGGCCGTCGCCGGATACCGGGACCGCTCCGCCACACAGCGCCGCCAGCGCTGGCTCAAAGCCCAAGGCACCTACAAGGGCGCCCTTGACGGCAAGTGGGGCCGCCTGACCACCAAGGCCCTACAGCAGACCCTCGCCAAGCGCGGCTACTACCACGGCGTCATCGACTCCGTGGCCGGGCCCATGTTGCGCGCCGCAGAGATCGCCTTCCTCAACAGCCAGCGCAAGACCAACCTCAAGTAAAGGACCACCATGTTCACCATTGCATTCCTCACGGGCGCCGCCGAGCGCGCCGCCAAGAGCTTCGCCCAGGCGCTGCTTGCCGTCGTCTCCGTCACCGGCCTCACCTTCGGAGACATCGACTGGCGAGTGTCCCTCTCCGCCGCGGGCCTCACCGCCCTCGCCTCCGTGCTGACCTCCATCGTCAACCCCACCTTCACGGCGGGCACGGACCAGGGGATCGGCATCGAGCAGATCGGCGACACCGGCACCGAGATCGAGGCCGAGGTCACCGAGCCTGACCCTGTCGAGGTAGCCCCGGCCGACGACGTCCCGGCCAAGCACCCCGCCTAACGCAAAGCGCCCCACCTTTCACCGGGTGGGGCGCTTTCTGTCGTTTCGGGTCAGCGTGCGAGCTCACCCTTGAGCACGTAGGCAACATAGGCACTGCCTGGGTCTCCCTCATGGAGTTCCCAACCACTGCTCTCGAACAAGCTTCTTGCCGCTTCATTCTGAGGATGAACGCTGGCGTAGATGGCCATGGACACATGTCCCCGCTGTCGTGCGACGGCGCCTGCGCGACGGATCGCGTCATTCAGCAGTACACGACCATGTCCGAGACTCTGGAAGTTCTGATCGACACCGATCCACAGCAGATGAGCCAGCATGGTATCCGGTTTGACCGCTACCCATTCGATCTTGGCTTCTGTCTCGAAGAATGACGCGGCCCCGGGTAAGTACCCGTATGCCTCTCCCAGGCGCAGATGCCACGGCTCATGATAGGGCGGCAGCATGTCGCGCAGTGAGCCCTGAACCTCAGCGGCAGGGTACCCAGGGACATCCACCACATCTGGCGAGTGCTTGACTCGCTTCTTCAGATATCTGCGCCCTTCTTCGGCGCACGTGAACCCTTGCAGCTGTTCACGGTGACGCGCCTCTGCATCAACCCACGCTAGATCCATGGTTGTGGACTAGAAGGTGAACGAGGGCTTCATCCGCTCGATCTTCTCGATGAGGCTAGGGGTCAGAACTTGCTTGCGACGCTCCCTGATCACGCGTGCGATCTCCGCATCGTGTGCGGGAACAACGAATCGCCCGTCCTGTTCAACGGTGGAGGTGGTCTTGGGGACAACTTCAAGCTTCGCCATGGTTTGCCTCCTTCGCGGCCTATCCTCTGAGCCGGCCCTTCGCTCGTCCCGCCACCTTGGGCGGTACTGTCCTGTACCAGCCAGTGCCGTCTGGTACTTGCGTGTACTTCTCCCAACTTACACGGCTTCCACTTATTTCAATAAGCCAGGACGCACAGATCACACTAGTCACAGGAAAAATCTGGTGATTCGGCTGGATCCTAAGAAAAAACGCGGAACTGTGCCAGCGCGCACGGCCTGACATCGCCCCCGTCCCAGCCCTTCCCGGGTGGGGCGGTTTCGTGCGTCCCGGGGGCCGTCCTAGCGCGGCGCTTGCCTACGCCCCCCACCGGATCGGCGTCACCAAACCCTGCCCCGGAAGCTCCACGGCCCCGTTGATCAGATCAGCAAGGCGGGCCAAGCGATCAAGACCGGCGCGCTGGTACACCTGGACGGTCCCTAGGTCCGCATGCCCACCGAAACGCCTCTGCTCCGCACCCGTCGCCCCGCCCAACCCACCGCCGTCAGTGCCGTCTTGCGCAGATCGTGGAACACCCGGTCATCTGAGGGCGCTCAGCCCCCGCCTGCGCCACGTTGTGCGCGTCCCGCGCCGCGTTGAAGCGCTTCCGCAGCGTGTTGGGGTGGAACCAACGCGTCCCGCGCCGCACAGCCGGGAACAGCAACCCATCATCACCCCTCCCGGCCCAGTGCAACAGGGGGGCAAGCACGACCGGAACCAGCGCCGCAGGCACAGGCACGTCGAGCGTGCCCGCATGCGATTTGGGCGCTTCTTCCCTCAGTCCACCCTTGGACTGCACCTGTCGCTCAATACGCAAGAACGTCGCCTCATTCTCCCCATCGCGCACCGACGGGGCCGTCCAGAGATCACGGCGCCGCAACCCGAGCACCTCACCAATGCGCACTCCACACCACGCGGCCAGCAATACAGACAGGCGCTCCCCTTGCGGCATTCGGCCCGCCAGGTCCGCCACCTCCTCAGGCGTCGCCACCTCACGGTGCGGCGCCCACACTGGCTTACCCCGGCCCGGCGCAGTAATCCGGCACGGGTTCTCGTCGACGCTCGCCCGATGGCCGGCCGGAAGCGGCCATGCCGTTCCCGCGGCGTACGCGAACATCTGAGAGAGGGCGGCCAGCGACTCCCGTGCCGACCCCGGCTTGCCTTCCGCCGCGATCTTGTCGTGCCGCTCGCGCACCATGGAAGCTGTCACGTCGCGCACAGCCACAGCCGCGAAACGTTCCTGGCTCCTCGAGTCCCAGCGCGACCGCATCGAATACAGCGACCCTCCTTAAGGCCGCGTCGGCGCCCCCATTCCATCCAGTCCGCTTAGAGGCCCGCCACCGTGTATGCGTCTGGCGTAGCCGAGGCGGCGGCCCGCGCCGCTTCCTGCCGGGCGGCTTTGCGCGCATCAGTCGGTGGCACGAAGGTGTTGGAAGCGAGCTTTCCCCGCGCAATAGCTGGAGCAATCTCTGCGTCTGGGACTGAGTAATAGTCGCCCAGCTCAACTTGGCGCCCCTTAAAATTAGCACGCGGCCAGTAACGGTCCCTGCGCCCGGTGTTACGCCGCGGGGGCAGTTTGGCCTCTCTTGCAATGGTGCTCTCCTACGTGATCCGAGGGCCATGAAACCGCGGCCCTACATTGGCCCTAATTTTCTGGGGTGCCGTGTCCTTCTACGTCCACTTGGGACCGTAGCGGCGCCCCCTGACTATCCGCAGGATTCCGGGGTAGAACAGCGAAAGGCCCCGGGATCCACTCAAACGAGCGGACCCCGGGGCCTTTGCACTACGGGATGTGGAGATGGGGGGAATTGAAAGGCCCATCTACCCCTATTTTGTACCAAATCGGTCCGCAAAAACCGAGAAAGTGTCTGGAATTGCCTTGGTACAAACCGGACCCGTATCTGACCTGTGTTGGCGAGGCCAACAAGTTCGGGGGCGATTTTCAGGGCTCGGGACGGCCTGTCCATGGGGGGCTCTGAGGTCCTCCCGGCCCTGGCAAACTGACACCCCCACGGGCCATACTGTTCGAACACGTATTCGAACGAAGGGGTTAGATTGAAGGACTACATGGCAATGGCGATCCAACTGGGTGCCGACGGGTGCGCGACACTTTGGGGCGTCACTGCTGCCACTGCACGGGCGAAGCTTGAGGGCCGCCGCCCGGTCATGTTGACCGAGGCAGCGGCCCTCGTTGCCATGCTGGGACTTAGCCCCCGACTATGCGATTCGTGCCACCGACCTCTCCCAGAAGGCCTGGACTGATACACCCATGGCTTCCAGCATCTGCAAGAGTGTCGGCATTGGAATGTCGCGCTCGCCTGCGAAGTAACGGCGCACCGTTTTTTCGCTGACTTCCACGCGGCGGGCGATCTCCATGTAGGAGAGGTTGTTCGCCGCTCGTTCGATACGGAGCTGCTCTAGCGCGGCTTGTTGCAGCGCTGCTGTTCTCTGGTCCATACGGTCCATGTTAGCACCATTTTGGTCCGCAAAGTGACACCCTTGGCACGATATCCGGGTTGACACCGGACCATATGGGCCGTAAAGTGGAACGCATGGACCACATCAACACCAAGCAGATCTCCGACAAGGTTGCCTCTGCTATCGCCCGCAATGACCGCTCCCTCGCCTCCGTTGCCGAAGCCGTCGGCATCCCCAAGACCACGTTCAACCGGAAGATCAACGGCCGCACCGACTTCTACATGGGCGAACTGATCGCCATCGCTGTGGCCCTGGGTGTCGGCCTAGATGAGTTCGTTCCCGACAACGTGCCGATGCACGTGAGGGCGGCCGCCTGACATGCCGCGCTTCCTGACCCCTGAGCAGGCGGCGCGTGAACTGGGCATCCCCAAGACCACAATCAAGCGGCTCGCCCGGATCACCGGAATCTGCACCCGCCTCGAACGCAACCGGATCGCCTTCGACGAGGGCAACCTTGACGCCATGAACAGCTGGATCAAAGAGCAGCAAGCCAAGCCAGCAGAACCGTCACCCGGCGAAGAGATCGACTACTTCTAACCCCACCGCACTCCCCCGACCTTACGGTCGCCGGGCATTGTGCACCCAAAAACACCCCACCCCACCGCTCAGAGGTTCGCCACTGACGCAGACACCAGGGCCATCAGTCGTGCCCTGGGGAGAGCAGGAGACATGACTACTACCGACTATGAGAGGCGGATCGCTCAGGCTAACCCGGGCCTCCGCAAGGGCAAGGTGCAGCGCCTCGCCAACCGCATTGCCAAGCGTGCCGCCTCGGGGATCGCTGCTGAGCGGGCGCGCATCCAGGAGATGGGCGAGTCCGCATGGTTTGAGAACCAGCTGCGGATCCTCGGCATCCACGCTGACACCACCGCCCGTGATGCTGTGGCGATCGTGGAGGCCGGAGCATGAGCGGCTACGGCAGGGCGGCGCAGCGGATCGAGGATCTGGCCGAGTCGGTTGAGGCGGACGAGGTGGCCCAGCGTGCTGCCGGTGATGTGGAGGCGGCGGAGTTTTCTGCCCACTACGCTGCCGCGCTGCGTCAGGCGCTCGCCATCATCGAGGACGCGAGGGCCCACGCATGAGCGCCTTCCGTGTCTGCGTCGACTGCGCCCGTCCGATGCGTCGTAAGGGAACCCGTGTGGCTGAGTTCCCGGGGACGGTTGCGCCTCACGGGCGCGGAATCTGTACGACGTGCTACTGGCGTGAGGCGCACCCGGACAGCACCACCAAAGCGCAACGGGCAGGCGCCGAGTCTGTCACCCTCGCCGGTCGCGGCGCACCTCACACGGACGAACACAACGTTCTTGCCCTCTCTGATTTCCTCGCATCCCGCCGCGCACGACTCGCGACACAACATCGTCACCTAACAAGGAGCACCGCATGACCACCCCCAGCAGCGATCTGAGCAAGCAGCTTCGGGCGCTAACAGCAGAGTCCCAGACTGATGGATTCCTGCCACCTGGTTTGGCCAGGCCGCCCCGCAACCCCCTCCCGTCTGACATCACACCGGAGCAGGCATATCTACTAGGCCAGACGGTGGGGGCGCAATACGGCGTCGGGTTCATGGCAGGCGCGGTCGATACTGCACTCAACAGGCCGATGACCTCATGAGGGTCTCTCAATCGACGCTACCTCTGATCCGCGACCGCATGCTGTCGAGCACGACGCTCTGGGATGTCAGGAGCCGGGTTATTCGAGAAACCTCGTGGGCGGGGATCAAGGGTTTCGGATCGGAACAGGCAGGGTTCGCGGCAGATATGGAGCGCCTGGCCTTGAAGAGAGCAAAGCTCTTCGTGCTTGGCTCGGAGGCGACAAGCAATGTGATGGAGGCATCCAAAACTCTCGCCGGGGGCGGCTTTCATTTGTCTGATTTGCCTTCCGAATCGGGCATGTTGGCGCTCTCCTCAGCGATACCTCAGACCTCGCAGGACTCCGAGACACGAGGATTTTTCGGCGGCATTCGTGTCATCACATGGTTTACCGCCAGGGGAATTGACACATCGGACAGCCTCTGGCTCGTCATGCAAGGACTCGACGAATTACCTAGCGGACAAGAGTCCTATGCGAAGGTCTTGCCCCTAGTCCACAACGATGAAATCGCCGTGAAAATTGAGGGCCAGCCTATCGACTTAGTTTCAGCGGACGGCGCACCGAGGGCGATCGCCACCGTGCTACTGACCGCGTTCTTGTTCATGCAGCAAAACGAGTTGACGACGGTGAAACCTACGAAGGTGCGCGTGCCGCACCCGAAGAAGCCTCGCGAGCAGCGCACTGCACTGGTGTCGGTCATCGACATGCGCCGGTATGAGCCGACGCCTCACACGAAGTCTGGCGATCCGCGCCGCACCACCGATCATCGCTGGGTGGTCTCGGGTCACTGGCGAAACCAGTGGTATCCGAGCCGGAACGTGCACCGGCCCAAGTGGATTCCTGGACATATCAAGGGCCCAGAAGGTGCACCACTGCGGCACGTCGAGAAGGTCCACGCACTCCGAGCAGTCCCGAACACCCAACTAGAAAGTGAAACCGCATGACCACCCCCACCCTGTTCACGTACGCCGACACCCCGGTGCGCGTCCTGGACGTAGACGGCGAACCCTGGTTCGTCCTTGCCGACCTGTGCAAGGTGCTCGACCTGAGCAACCCGAGCATGGTCGCTCAGCGCCTCGACGCCGATGCCCTAAGCACTGCTGAGGTCATCGACGGCATGGGTCGAGCACAGTCCGCGCGCACCGTAACCGAGGCGGGCATGTATGAGGCCGTGTTCATGAGCCGCAAACCAGAGGCCCGCGACTTCAAGCGCTGGGTCACGCATGAGGTCCTGCCGACGATCCGTAAGACCGGTTCATACCAGCAGCCGAAGACGTTGGCGGAGCGGTCGGTGGAGCTGATCCAGGATCTGCACGCGGAGGTCGCTGCTCTCACTCCGAGGGCGTCGGCGTGGGACACGATGGCTGGCGCGCATGGCGATTATGCGGTGGATGAGGCGGCAAAGATCCTGAGCCGTGACCCAAACATCACGGTGGGGCGCGCGCGGCTGTTCACGCACATGGCTGAGCGCGGCTGGATTTACAGGCATGGCGCTAGGAACCGCTGGCACGCGTATCAGTCGCAGGTGGACAACGGGCGGCTAGTGCAGCGGATGTCAGCGGCTTTCCTGAATCAGCGTACGGGTGAGATGGAAGTCCCAGATCCGACGATCCGCATCACCGTGAAGGGCTTGGAGGCGTTGCGTGCGTCTCTGACCCCGGCGTTGGAGCTGTCCGCATGAGTGTCCCGGCCCTAATTCCCGCACCGTTGCCGACGCTCCCGAACCGGGTGTCTGGGATCGTCGCCGAGGAGCGCAGTGTGGACGGCCGCCTGCGCCTCACGTTGCAGTGCGCTGACTGCCTGTCCACGGAGACGCCGGACATGGCGGTGCTCATGACCTACGTGTTCCACCCCGCCACCTCGGATGGCCGGCGCCGCTGCAAGGCGTGCCGGATCGCCGCATTCCCTGACTGCCCTTGTGGGAGATGCACCGAAGACCGGACCGGGAGCTTGTACCGATGAACCCCATCGCCCCGGAAGCCCCGGCACCCTTGGACGCCCTGGACCCGGTTGAGGACTGGCTGGATCGCCATCCGCGCCCCGCCATCATCGTGGGCGTCCTCGCCCTCACCTCACCCATCACCGTCCCGCTCATCGCGTGGGCCATCAACCTAGGAGTAACCCTGTGAACGGGATCAAGTACACCTGCACCATCGACAGCCGAGATTCCCTGCATGTAGTAGAGCGCGATATGGATCGCCTCAGCTTCATGACGGAAAGAGAAGGTAATTGGACCGGCTCCGCATGGGTCACCCCCGAGGCCATAGCGGACCTTGCCCGCCGCCTGGCTGAGCATGTGGGCCTGACCATCGAGCCGGAGCCGTTCAAGCGTGACGCCAAGTTCGAGGACATTCGCAAGGGTGACCTGGTGCGAGTGGAGTACACGCAGAACGACATCACAGTGGTCCGAACCGGCGTGGCGGATGATCTCCTGTCAAGTGGCTGGTACACACCTACGCGCGAGCTCCTGTTCGGTCCTAACTTCGGTGACACCATCACGATCCTGTCCCGCCCGGAGCCCGAGCCCGAGCCGGAGCTGCCGACCACGCCGGGGGCCGTCATCAAGCTCTGGCTGGGCGAGGAGTGGATGCGCGTCAACCTGGGCGCTGACGGGTACTGGCGCGGTGAATGGCCTGATGGTGATGGCATGGAGGTTACGCGCGTCGAGCTGGCCGGACAGTGCGGCATCGGCTGGGACCGTTTCGAGGTGCTCGCGTGAGGGCGCACATCCACGAGGTGGCGTGTGGGCTGATGCGCAACCAAGTGGACGTGCTGGCCACCAAGAACGGCGATTGGTGGTGGTTTGACCGCCCAATCCAGCTCACCAACAAACGCGGCGACACCACCACTAGGGCCCGCATCCACGACCACGACATCATCCACAAAACCGACGAGGCCCCCGAACAATCGGGGGCCTCACTCATTGGAGACACACCATGAGCGACGTCCTCGAAGCGCCAACCCTCACCCCCACCGACGCGGGCGACCACGACAAGTTCAAGCACTACGTCAGCAAGACCAAAATGACCGACGCCCACGTATTCGGCACCCCACTCACCGCCCTCTGCGGCAAACAGTGGGTGCCCTCCGCCGACCCCGGCCGGTTCCCACTCTGCCCCGCCTGCAAAACCATCTGGGAGGCCATGAAATGACCGTCACCTGCATCGAATGCGGCACCGAACTCCGCGACACCCACTACCCCTCCGTCACCGCCTGGTGGTGCCCCACATGCGACAAAATCAAGGAGATCGGACGATGAGCAGCTTCATTCCAGGCGCCTATGACGGCATCCGAAATGCCGACTACCACGCAGACCCCGCACTCGGCTCCACGTCGCTCAAGACGCTCGCCAAGCCAGGCGGACAAGCAAAGTTCAAGGCCGCCCAAGAACGCCCCCAAGAGCACAAGACGGCGTTCGACCTCGGCACCGCCGCGCACTCCCTCATCCTTGAAGGCGACCTCACCGGGCTGGCCATCATCGACGCAGAGAACTACCTGACCAAAGCAGCCAAAGAGGCCCGCAATGCGGCCTACGCGGAAGACAAGACGCCCTTGCTCCCGCACGAGTTCGCCGCAGTGCAGGCCATGCAAGACGCGGTCATGAATCACCCCCTGGCGGCCAAGGCATTCACCGGACACACACCCGAACGCTCCATCTTCTGGGAGCACGAAACCGGGCGGATGCTCAAATGCCGACCCGACGCGCTCAGGCCCGGCCTCATCGTGGACCTCAAAACCGCGAACACCGCCGAACCGAACGAGTGGGGACGAGACGCCGGGAAGTTCCGCTACCACCAGCAAGCCGCCCACTACATCGACGGCATCAAAGCGGTAACCGGCGAGACCCTGCCGTTCGCATTCGTCGTCGTCGAGAAGGAATACCCGCACCTCGTCTCATGGATCGAGTTTGACCCGAACATGCTGGACGAGGACGGACGCGACGACATCGACCGAGGACGCGCCCTCAACGCCCTCGCACTCGCCAGGCTTGCCGAATCCGAACGAACTGGCCTGTGGCCCGGATACCCCACCTCATCCCGTATCAGCCTGCCCCCGTGGCTGGCACGCCAAGAACAATCCCAATTGGAGGACTCATGACCGACCTAGTACGCATGGGCGTCAGCGACAAGCTCGCCTACGCCGAGAACATGGCAGGCTCCAACCTGCTCCCCAAGGCATACCAACGCAATCCCAACAACCTGCTGTTCGCCATTGAGTACGCCGAAGCGCTTGGCATCCCACCGATCAACGCGATCACCAGCATCCATGTCATCAACGGGAAGCCCACCGCGTCCGCCGACCTCATGGCCACGCTGATTCGCCGGGCCGGCCACAAGCTGCGCGTTGTCGGTGACGACACATACGCGGAGGCGACGCTGATCCGGGCCGATGACCCGGACTTTGAGTTCAAGGCGCGCTGGGACATGGACAAGGCCCGGAAGGCCGGGCTTAACACCCCGACGTGGAAGTCGTACCCCGCGGCAATGCTCCGCTCTCGTGCGATCAGTGAGGTTGCAAGGCAAGGCGCATCCGACGCGCTCAACGGTGTGGTGTACACGCCGGAAGAGTTCGGCGACGAGTCCGCTTGGGGGAAGGTTCGCGGGACGCGGACGGATACCCCGGCACCCGCTGCCGCTGCGGCGCTCCTTGAAGAGGACGTGATCGAGGAAGCGCCTGACGATGACCCCGCGCTCCCCCCTGAGCAGCTCGCAACGATGTCCGTTGACGGGTTGCGCACCCACTACACCGCCCGGCAGAACGCTGGCGCCACCACCGAAGAACTCGACAGCATCAAGGCGCTGGCGACCACGAACAAGGAGAACTGACCCATGCCTATCCCCACAATTTCCGGTATCGCCGGACTCACTGGCGACCCCGAGACGCGACACGGAATCGGCAACGAGAACAAGTCGGTGACGAATTTCCGGCTCGCCTTCAACGATTCCAAGTACAACAACGGGCAGTGGGAGACCACGAAGACGTTTTTCGTGGACGCTGCCGGGTGGGAGCATCTAGCCGAGCGTGGCGCCGAGCTGCGCCAGGGCGATCAGGTGTACGTGGAAGGCCGCCTAGAGACCCAGCATTGGGAGCAGGATGGACAGAAGCGCTCCAAGCCATACCTGGTCCTGCGGCAGTTGCGGAAGCTTGAGAAGACCCAGAAGCAGGGCAACGGTGGCGGCAACCAGGGTGGTGGCTTTGGTGGCCAGCAGTCCCAGCCGCAGCAGCAGGGCAATGACGCGTGGCGTCAGCCTGCTAGCGGTGGCAACGGTGGCTGGGGTGGAGCGGCAGGGGCATCAGATGTGCCCTTCTAGGAGGCCGTGGAATGCGATCCTAATCCCAATCCGTGTACGCGAGCGAGCGCATTCAAAGTGGGTCCCAGACGGCGAATGCTGGATCAGCTCCTACTCCGTCGCTTCTCATGGGTATGCGCAGATCGGGTGGCAGAACAAGGATGAGCGCCATGTAGTGCTCGCCCATCGCGCATCCTGGGAACTGCTGAATGGACCTGTGCCTGTCGGGCACACCCTCGACCATCTCTGCAAGAACAGGACGTGCGTGAATCCTGTCCACCTGCGCGTGCTGACCAACTTCGAGAATGCGCGCAGGACTGGCGGTCTTGACTGGCCGCTGGGCGTCTGTGCCAACGGCCACCCAGACAGATTCCTAGTGGAAGATCCTCACCGTCGCGACAAGATGGGAAATCAGAGGATCGGCCACAGATGCTCGAAATGTGTGAGCCTTTCCCGCGCTCGCTACTTGTGGAGAAAGCGAAACTCCGGCAAGCCAATGCCTTTCGATCTTCTGCTGGCTCGCGAGAAGCCCCAGCGTAATGGCAGCGCCAGCCGCATTCTCACCTGAGTCGAAACCTACAAGAACCTAGCCCGGCCTATCGGCTTTCGATAGGCATCCCAAGCCTCGGCAACCGCCGGGGCTTTCGCATTTCCCAAGGAGCAACACATGACCGTCACCGTGTACGTCAAACCGCCGGGCCCGCCGTGCGTCCAGTGCGACATGACGAAGAAGGCCCTCGACCGTCAGGGCACGCCGTACACGACGGCGCTACTGACCGGCGCGAACCTCGAAGCCGCGAAAGCATTGGGTCACATGTCCGCGCCCGTCGTCGTCGTAGAGCGCGGCGGGCAAGTCGAGTCATGGTCCGGTTTCGACCCCACCCGCATCAAAGGCCTCGTGTGAGGCGCGGCGACAAGGTAACCCACCTCCTCGAAGGGTGGGATGGCGTCGTGGAAACCGTCACCACCGAAGAAATCTACGTGCTGTGGTTCGGGCACAAAGCCGGGTGGGCGGTACGGGACGACCTCAAGAATGTTTGAGGCCACCGCAGCACTCACCTGCCTCGCACTCGCCGTGTACGCCTACCTGGCCCGCCGCAAACACAACCGCTAACAAACCCCGAGGGGCCCGCCGACTGGTGGGCCCCTCCTTGTCTCTAGGAATCACTGATGGCCGATCGCCCATGCAAAATTGACGCCTGCGCTAAACCCGCATACACCCAAGGTTTATGCAGGATGCATCACACGCGGATTAAACGCCACGGCAGCCCCCATACCGTACTCCCGAAGGCAGTGCCTCGGAGCGACGAAGAGATCCTCCGCCGGAATGTCCCTGACCGCCCGCTAGATCAGTGCTGGATATGGCAAGGATTTCGCGATCGGCAAGGCTACGGCAAAGTCTCCCACCGCGGCCATCCGTCGCGAGCCCATCGGGTCGTCTATGAGTACCTCGTCGGAGAGATCCCAGCAGGAAAGGTCCTTAGGCACTCCTGCGACAACCCTCCATGCGTGAACCCATCACACCTCCAACCGGGAACGGACGCAGAGAACGTGGGAGACATGGTTAGGCGCGGCCGCAGCGCACGCGGCTCCAAGCACCGGGCAGCCAAGCTAACCGAAGCCCAGGTGTCCGAGATCCGCGCACGGTTCGCGGAAGGCGGGTGCACCTCTGCTCAACTCGCGAATGAATATGGGCTCACACAAACTCCTATGTCCCAGCTACTCCGCGGAATCACGTGGCGACACGTCCCTATGGCGAAGGTGCAGCCCAAATGAACCCTTATCGAGATTGCAAAGCCAAGTGCTGCAAGACCGGGCTTGGCGACATGTGCTTCAAAAGGCTCGACTGCGACTGCCACACGTCGGAGGCCGCGCTCATGGCGGCCGCAGCTCGTGAGCAGAGAGACCACGCCATCGCACGCGGCGACCGGTACAGGATCACCAGTAAAGCCAGGTCCGCATGAGTGACACTCACGACCTGTGCGAGGACCACGAACCACACGACTGCCCCGACAACTGCCACGACAGCGCGCGCGACGGGTGCACATGCGAATGGTCCACCAGCCCGCCCACCCACAGCTACTACGGCTGGGAACCCGGCGACACACACCGCCAAGACGACACCCGATGTGTCTACCACGGCACCTACAACCCCAACGACTACTAGGAGCGCACCCCATGACCACCCCAAACCCCCGCAACCTACTCACCGGCACCACACCAGGACCATGGAGCGACCAATGGAGCCAACTCGAGCCGTGCGTTGTAGCTCTCGTGGGATACACGAAAATCGACGGCTACAACCACCCACAGGAACGGGCTGCGGACATCGCACAGAAAGACAAAGACCGCGCCCTCGCCGCCGCCGCTCCCGACCTCGCCGCACGAGTCATCGCGCTAGAAAACGGGATCAGGGCGTTGCACCGCCCCGTGGACATTGAGCCCAGCGACACCATCTGCTCCGAATGCTCTTGGCAGCACCGGGCAGGGCGCTTTTTCGGGAAGGTCGTCGCCTACCCCTGCCCCACCATCGCCCTACTCGACGAGGAGGGGAAGGCGTGAGCATCTTCCACAAAGGTCCGTGGCACAAATGGTTCGCCTGGCACCCCGTTGACACCCACACGCACGGCTGGCGGTGGCTCACCGTGGTGGAACGTCGCCGGTGGGACGCCGACGTGCCAGGTGCACCGACCGGATGGGATTACCGCCCCCTCCTGCACAACGGAAGGAAGGGGCGGGGATGAAGCCGGTCATCAGGGCCAAGAAGGGCGCCGCCCTCCTCGACAGCCTGCCGGCAGGAGCAGTTGTCCTCGACCGCAACGGTCACGCGTGGCAGCAGGGCGGAATCTACCGATTCTGGGGCGAACAACACGGCTACTGGTACCGCTCCTACGGCGACGACTCCGAAGTCACCGCACGTGAAATCGCCGACCTCGCCCCATTCACAGTGCTCCATCCCCGAAAGGACCAGCCATGACCGACCAGACACCCAGCACCGAGGACGTGCAATTGGCAGCCACTCAGTGCCCAGACGGCATCACACCCGCCGAATGGGACGCATGGCTCACCACCTACACCCGCAAGGTAGCGGCGAAGGCGCTCAGGGAGGCGGCAGATGATGCCTGACCAGAAGATGCGTGAGCGCCTGGCCGTGCTCGCAGTGGCCGCGTACAAGCCGTGTGCGGAGGTTCGGTACGACGCCGAGGGCATCTACTGCCTCGACTGTGGATGGCAGAGCCCGACCGCGGACTACGAGGCGTACCGGGCCCACGTGCCGCTCAAGGTGATGGACGCCGTCCTCGCCGCCCTACCCGAACTGCTCGACGAGATGATCGCCGACCGTCACCGCGCCGTGAAAGCGGAAGCGTGGGAAGAGGGTGCGAGGGCCGCCTGGGATCACTCAACACCCGAGGTCAACGGCGCCCACTACCACTGGCGTCACGCAGGCGAGCCGCTGAACCCCTACCGGATCGAGGATCAGTCATGACACCAACCACCGAAGCCGATGCCGTGCGCGATCGCATAATGGACCGGATCTTCACGCTAGGCGAGGCCGCATCACGCAGGAGCGCGCCTACCGGGTACGACCCCGAGCGCCGCCGTGGATACCAAGAGGCGCTGGCAGACCTGTCCCTCTGGATCGAGGCCGACCATGGCTGAGACCAGGGAAGCACAGACGCTCAGTGGGGCGGACGTGGGGCGCGTCGTTTGGCTCAAAAGCTTCGGACGAGGCGTTCTGCACCAGGTGGGACACAGCCACACAGCTACGACCATCCGCCTCGGCCTCACAAGCTACGCACTCAACCCCACCGACCTCGTGACCGTCCGGGACGTGGAGTGAGCGCACCCCACACCAAAACCACCTAAGGCCGCCCCAACACTGGGGCGGCCTTCCCCACACCCCCAGGAAGTTGTGGATATCGGTTTTTCGCCGCATAAAGCCGCAATATTACGGCGAAATATGTGGCATCACGGATGCATAAACCGTCCGATATGAGCCGAAATTCACTGCAAACCGAATAATCAGACCTCCTGAGAGGGCCTGTGGATAACGCCTTTTGGCAATCACCAAAGGAAGGAGAAGCTAGCCCCATGGCAATCACCAAACGACTCCGATTCGAAATCCTCCGCCGAGATGGGCACACCTGCCAATACTGCGGCGGCAAAGCACCTGACGTGACACTCCACGTTGACCACCTCATCCCCGTCGCTCTCGGCGGCAGCAACAAACCAGACAACCTCGTTGCCGCCTGCAAGGACTGCAACCTCGGCAAGTCCTCAATGCCAGCAGACGCGCCAATCCTAGAGGCCGTGGGTGCTCAAGCTGCCGCATACGCCCTCGAAATGGTTGACAAGATGACCACCCTTCGGGCGAACTTCCAGGAGTCTGCTCAGTACATAGATGACTTCGATGCCGCCTGGAAAGTTTGGTTTTCTCCTTCAACGAGCGAGCCATCCCCTCGCCCTGTCAACTGGCGTGCCTCTATTCGCCGTTGGCATGGGATGGGCGTTCCGTTCGAGTTGTTGGACGAGGCCATTGAGATTGCGATGGTGAAGCCTGGCTTGAAGGGCGACTACCCCAAGTTCAGTTACATGGCGGGAATTATTTGGAGACGACTGAATGACATTCGCACACCGGACAATCTTTCCGAGCAGACTGTGCGCACTTTCACGCAGGCAGAAGTAGACGAAGCACTCGATCAGAACTACCGCTGGGGATGGAACTCCGGCTACAAAAAACGAAAGGAGGAGGAACTTGCCCAGGGACAGAGCGAACATTCAGACGGCGATCTGGTCTAGCCAGGACTGGCGTGCACTAGGCCCAATGGAGCAGTGGCTGTACGAGCTGCTACTCACCCACCCCGGCCTGTCGTACGCGGGCGTGTGCGACTGGAACCCGAAGCGGCTGGCCATGATGAGCACCGGAGTCACTGCGGACATGGTTGAAGCGGCTGGGACGGCGCTGCAGGCCGCCAGGTTCATCTACATCGACGGGCAGTCTGACGAGGTTCTGGTGAGGTCATTCCTCCGCCACGATGGGCTCCTGAAGAACCCGAAGCTGTCCGTGTCGATGGCCAACAGCTTCGGTGCTGTTGCGTCCCAGGGCATCCAGAAGGTCATCGTCCGGGAGCTTCAAAAGCTTGCCCATGAGTACCCCGAGTGGGCTGCGTTCAGGGTCGAGCGGGTGGCCTCGATCTTGAAGCTTGAAGGGGCCGATATGGGGTCACTTTTAGGGGAAGGCTTACCCCAAGGTTTAGGGGAAGCTTTACCCCAAGCCTTACCCCAAGCCTTCCCCCTGCCTACAGCTACAGCTACAGCTACTAGACCTTCTAAAGAAGGTCTAGGGGGTGTGGGGGGGATTTCAGAACGCACCCGAAACACCTCCCAGCCTCCAAGGAAGGCGACGCGACGCAAGCCGGAGACGGCCATCCCAGCCAACTGGTCACCCACCCAAAAGCACTCCGAGTACGCCACCGAAAAAAACCTCGCCCTTGACGACGAAGCAACCAGCTTCCGACTCCACGCAGAAACCCACGACCGTCGATGCGCCTCCTGGAACGCCGCGTTCTCGTCATGGCTCAGGAAATCCAAACCAACCACCACCACCGCCCGCAACGCCCTCTGGGACTAACTCAACCCCCACACACCGAAGGAGCCACCTCATGGCCACAGACCTCGACCTTGCAGAACGCTCCGTGCTCGGCTCCGTTCTCCTCTCCAACGGCAAGATCCTCGACGAGCTCGACTTCAACCCCGCCGACTACCACCACCCCATTTACGAGACCGTGCACCGAACCTGCCAGGCCATGAAGACCGCCGGGAAGCCAGTAGACGTCGTGACAGTCATGGGGGAACTCACCGCAGCAGGCGAACGCTACGACCCCGCCATGCTCCACCAGGCAGTCACCGACACCCCCGTCTGGGAGAACGCCGACTACTACGCGGGCATCGTCGCAGACGCCGCCACCGGTCGCAGGCTCATCAGCGCCGGAGCGAAAGCCAAACAGCTCGTGGACGCTGGCGGCGACATGCCAGAGATCGTTGAGGTCGTCCGCAAAGACATCGACAACGCCCAATCGTCCGCCCGCGCACAGCCCGTCGAATTCCTGGCAGACACCCTCCCAGGCACCATCGACATGCTCGACTCCGAGGTCACCGCCATCCCCACCCCGTGGCCATCGATGAACGAACTCATCACCGGGCTACTCCCCGGCGCTGTGTACGTCGTCGGAGCCAGGCCGGGCGTCGGCAAATCCGTTGTGGCCGTGCAGCTCGCCCAGACTCTCGTCGCCCAGGGCGCGGTCGCGTTCGTGTCCCTCGAAATGAACCGCGACGACGTGAACATGCGGCTCATGTCCTCCGAGCTTGAGATCAACATGAACAAGCTCATGAACCGAGAACTTGACGAGCGCGACTGGCAGAAAGTCTCAGCATGGCTCAGAACGGCCTCAGAGCGGCCTCTAGCGGTCTTAGACAAGCCCGGAGCAACCATCACCGACATCAAGCGTTTCGTGCGCTCAGTGAGCCGCAGGAAGCCGCTCGCCGGAGTCGTCGTCGACTACCTCCAACTCATGAACCCACCCACCGGCGACAAACGCCCCCGCCACGAATTCGTCTCAGCCATGTCCCGCGAACTCAAAATCCTCGCCCTCGACATGAACGTCCCTGTCATCGTCCTCTCCCAACTCAACCGAGGATCCACCAACCGCGAAGACAGCCGCCCCCAAATCAGTGACCTCCGAGAATCCGGCGCAATCGAACAAGACGCCGACGTCGTACTGCTCCTCCACCGCGAATTCCCCGGAGACAAGCAATACGAAATCGGCATGGCCGTAGCCAAAAACAGGCGCGGCCGAACCGGATCACTCACCGCCGAATTCCGCGGCTGGTACTCCCGAATCGACGAAGCCACCGCCTAACCACACCCCCCCAGCAACCCCAAGCCCCGCACACCGGGGCTTTTTTCATGCCCAAGGAGACAACCATGACCGACCGCATCAGCGTCCGCCGAATATGGCACCCCGGCCACGGCGGCCCCAAAAGGGAATCCTTCAACCGCCCTTGGGTCGTCTGGATACCGGACGGCACATGGCTTGGCTGGCACGAATCCTTCCCCACCCACGCCCAAGCCATCACCTACGCACAGAAGATCGCGAGGCAGCGATGACCCGCAACCGCTCATCCGCGAAAGCCGCCGGAACCCGCATGGAAACCCTCGTCGCCACCTACCTCCGAGAACGCCTCCAAGACGACGCAATCGACCGACAAACCAAAACCGGAGCCAAAGACCTCGGCGACATCCGCGGCGTCAAACTCGGACCCCACCGCGTCGCCGTCGAAGTCAAAGACGTCACCAAGCAAGCACTCCCCCAATGGCTCCGAGAAGCCGAAACAGAACGCCAAAACCTCGGAGCGCTCATCGGCGTCGTCGTCTCCAAACGCCACGGCACCACCGACCCCGGCTCCCAATACGTCCACATGACCCTCAACACCCTCGCCACCATCCTCAAGGAGACCAAGTGACCACCGCCTCATCCAGGGAGGCCCTCCGCAGCGCCTCCAAAGAACTCACCCTCATGAGCCTCCAAATCCAAGACTCCAACCGCTACACCCAGGACTACTGGCGCGGCGTCGCACAAGGACTCACCACCGCCGCCCAACACCTGGGCGGCGTTTCCGATTCCGAGGAGGACGACGAATGACCACCATCACCCCCTGGACAGGAGACACCCCGTGAGCCCGCGCAAGAACGTCAACAACCAGCCCGCCGCCCAAAAGCTCCTCGACTCACTACCCACCCACTCAGTCGTCCTCGACAAGTACGGGCACGCCTGGCAATCCGGCTCCATCTACTGGTACCGCGCCTTCAGGGTGACGCCTGAACCGTTCAGCTCCTGGGACCTCGCGTTTTCATTCCCCATCACCGTCATCCACACCCCCAAGGAGACCAAGTGACCCTCACACAGTCCTGCACCGCCACCGACTGCGGCAGGCCCACCAGCCTCTACCTCTGCGCCGAACACCTCGTGGAACTCGACTCCTACCTCGTGGATCGCGACTGGCTCTGGGTCAACCTCGACCCCTACATGCAAGCCACGAAAACCCTCCCCAAGGGCAACCCCGAATCATCCACCGTCGGCAAATCCGACTCACGACCACCCCTGTCCCTCGAAGCCGCGATCCTCCGAACCAAACTTGCCGAACTCCCAGCACGCGCCTACGACGCCGCAACCGACGACCCCCACGCCGGAAACACCCTCCGCAAAGCAAAACTCTGGATCGAATCAGCCAGACACCAAGTCTGGGGGCCAGCCGAAGACCGCCCATCCGACACGGCCGAAGCGCGCGCCCGCATCGCAGCGGAAGGGGTAGAGCCCATGCCCACCCGCCAGCTTGTGCCCTGGATGCGGCAATTTGCGAGCCTCGCCGTCAAAGGCAAAGACATCCGCAACTGGGCATTCAACGGATGGATCGTGCGCCGCAACCCAGGAGAGGACGGCCACCCCACCTACGACCCCTGCGACGTACTGCGAGCAAAAGACCGCGCCAGAGAAGGGCTTGCACGAAAAGCAACCATCAGATAAAGTGTCTTTTGAGCGCGTAGAGTGCGCCCAAAAACCAGGCTCGACACCACACGGTGCCGGGTCTTTTTTCTTGCCCAACGGCAAGGCTCCTGGGGTGGAGCGGTGAGATGGTCAGCCCCGGACGCTCACAACAGCGTCCGGGGCACGCGCACCCCCACCCCACCCCACAGACCGCGTGGCGCGGCGACAGACGGAACACACACCGTCCACCAGCCCACGATCCCGCCCCCGCGGTAGATCGGGCACAATCACCGCGCCACGCACAAACCCCCAGCCCAGGGACACGGGCAGCCGCGTGAGCACAGCGAAAGCCAAGGCTACGACCCGGAGCAAGACCGGGCGCGGCACGACATCCCGTGCAAAAGTTTGTCAGTCGTGAGCCCCGGCTCACAGCCCTGAGACGGTCACGCCGTCCACCCGGACCACGACCGGACAGGGCACACAGCCGGGTCAACGTCAGCGACATCCACCGCAACGAAGGACGCCCCAAACGCTGCACCTTTCGACAGCGCGGCGCACCTGCCCGGCACCAACCATGAGAGGGAGCGCACATGAACGAGAACACCCCCACCCCCAAGCACACCCCCACCCCCAACCTCCTGGGCGAGGCAGGCATGGGACAAATCACCCAAGGCGCCATCGGACTACACGAACTCTTCACGTCACTCATGGACGCCGGGTTCCCCCACGACGACGCACTACACATCATCGTCGAACTGCTCAAGCACGGATCACAGTGACCCGATGAAGGGCGGCGGCGCATGGCATCGAACCGCACCGGCACAGCCCAATGGCAGCGCATCCGCACCTACACCAAACGCCAAGCCCAAGCAGACGGGCTCACCAACTGCCCAGCATGCGGTGTGCAGCTCGACTACGACAAAGGTCGAACCCCAAACAGTGCCGAAGTGGACCACATAGTGCCTCACGCTCAAGGCGGTACCGATGCTGTGGATAACCTCACCATCCTCTGCCGCCGCTGCAACCAGTCCAAAGGGCCACGGTCTGCACCCAAGATTTCCACGATTCTGGCCGCCAAACCCCTCAAAACGTCGAGCCGATGGGCCTAGCCAGAAACGCGCGAAGTTATCCACAGGCACGCAAACGCGGGCCGCTGAAACGGATAATTTGCGTGAATCCGCGGAACTTTTTGGGGTGGGGGCCATCCCCTCCCCCGCCAAAGAGTCGCCACCTCCTACCGTTTAGGTGAAATATCCCCCCGTGTCTCGTCGTTGGGGCGCGGCTGGTGGCCTTCCTGGTGCCGTGTGGTTCGTTTGCGGGCGTCGTGGGGGCATAGTTCCCCTGCGTCTGGGCTGGTCCGTTAGGCGGGCGTACAGCGCTCTGCCAGTTGGGGCACCTCTCCAACTTCCGCGTAATCACTGGGATTATCCGTTACAAGGCGTCCCTCCCTGGGGTAGAATTGGGGCATGGATCGGGCGTGTGAGAACTGCGGTGGCGGGATGCTGTTGCCGCGCGCCGGTGCTCGGTTCTGTTCCACGCGGTGCCGGGTCGCTGCTCACCGTCGTCGGCGTGCGTTCCCCGCGGCCATGACGTCCTTGGATCGTTGGGTGCGTGCCGACGGGAAGCGTCCGGTCACGGTGGCCGGCCGCGCCGCATCGTCTACGAACCGCCGCACGTGGTCATCGCACGCCGCGGTGTGCGAGTCGACGGCTGGGGACGGCATGGGCGTCATGCTCGGCGGCGGCCTCGGATGCTACGACCTGGACGGGTGCCTGATTGACGGGCACCTCACGGACGAGGCGCGGCGGATCATCGACACCATCACCGCCCCGATCCTCTTCACCGAGGTCAGCGTCTCCGGGCGCGGCCTCCACATCTTCACCGCCGAGCCGGAGTCGAAAGCGGCTCAGGGTGCTTGGGGTGGTCATTACTCTTTCGGTCGGTTCATCCGAACGACCGGGATCCGCTTCACCGGGTAGGCGTCGCCTCCCGCCTTGGGAGGTTGCATGGATGACCCTTCTGGGCTTGGTGAGCGTGGCGCCGTGCTGTGGGCGGACTTGCGCACTGGTGACCCGCTGGCGGATGCGGTGGCCCTAGAGGTTGCCCGTACCGCGGACCGCCTGGATGAGCTGGACAACATAATTCAGGGCAAGGGCGTGCTGGAGCTGATGCAGTTCCGGCTGACTGACATCCCGTTTGAGGAGGGCGACCCGTTCACTGTTGAGGTGAAGTTCAACGCGGTCATGTCGGAGGCGAAGGGCCAGCAGGCCGCGCTTGTCTCCCTGGCCACGAAGTACGAGGCGCTGGCCTCCCGTGGCAAATCGAAGCCTTCCTCTCTCCCGGCTGATCTGCCGGACAATGTTTCTTCGCTGGATTCGATCTTGGGTCGGATGAAGCGGGCTTAGGTGGTGGTCGCGTGCTTCTCGGTTCGCAGTCGCCCCGGTTTAACACTGCCCCGTCTCCGCGTGGGTACACGATCACGGATGCCACTGACGCTCTGGCGTTGGTGGACGCGTTGGAGTATGTGCCGGATGAGTGGCAGGCGGACGCGGTGCGGTCGTGGCTGCGTCGTGGCCCTGACGATCTGTGGTGCGCGTCAACGTGGGGGCTGACGGTGCCGCGCCAGAACGGCAAGAACGGCACGTTGGAGATCGTGGAGATTTACCTGACGGTGATGCTGGGCCTCAAGATCCTGCACACAGCCCACCACCTTGGGACGGCGCGCAAGGCGTTCAAGCGTCTGCGCCATTTCTTTGGTGAGCAGGTCAATGACCCTAACGCCAAGTTCCCGGCCCTCAACAAGCTGGTGGTGGAGATCCGCAAGACGAACGGCCAGGAGGCCATCGTGTTGGCGAATGGTGGGTGCATCGAGGTTGGTGCGCGCACGGGCGGCGCGGGCCGTGGTTCGTCGTTTGACGTGCTGGTGGTTGATGAGGCTCAGGAGTATGAGCCGGATGAGCAGGAGGCGCTAGAGGCCACGGTCTCCGCTTCCCCGTCTGGTGATCCGGTGATCATTTACATGGGCACGCCGCCTGCGGTCATCTCGGAGCGTGGCGAACCGTTTGTGCGTGTGCGTGACGCGGCGGTCACTGGTGAGGACGATCGGTGCGCTTGGGTTGAGCATTCGGCTCGGGGCGACGTGGACAAGATGACTGAGGCGGAGTTGCGGGTGTTTGTCCGGGATCGGAAGAACTGGGCGGAGGCTAACCCGGCGCTGGGTGGCCGTATTAAGGAGCGCACGGTGGAGGGTGAGTCGAAGCGGTTTGCGCCGCGGTCGTTCGCCCGTGAGCGGTTGAATATGTGGCCGACTCCTAAAGCCTCTCAGCGTGCCGCGGTGGACATTGCGAAGTGGAACAAGCTGGCGCTGGGTGAGGGTGTTGAGCCTGATCCTGAGTGGCCGTTGGCGGCGTTTGGTGTGGACATGAACCCGGAGCGCACGCAGGTCACGATCTGCGCGGCGACGTTCGCAGACGATTGGGTGCATCTTGAGCTGGCCGCTGATACGGCGTTCTCGCGGGATGGGACGACGGCGCTTGTGGAGTGGTTGTGGTCTCATGCGGGCCGCCGTACTCCGGTGGTGCTGGATGCGTACTCCCCGGCGCGGGACATCCTCGAAGTGCCGCTGCGCAAGCGTGGCATGACGGAGAACCTCTACATCTTGGATGGCAAAGAGTTCACTCAGGCGTGCGCTTTGACCCGCCAGGCTATCGAGGTTGACCGGTCGGTGTCCCACTACTCGCAAGAGCAACTGGACACGTCCATTGAGCATGCGGCCGCTGAGCCGCTTAAGAATTTCCCCGGTGCTTTCCGCTGGGTGAGACAGAGCCTTGACGTGCCGCTGGCACCGTTCATGGCTGCCACGTACGCGTATTTCGGGGCGATCAAGTTTGCTCGCCGTCGCAGGTCCCGTTCGGCGCGTAAGCCGAGGGGTGCCGTCGTCTTTTAGGGGGCCTCATTGGTGGAGCTGTTGAAGCCGCGGGAGATGACCCCGGAAGAGGCTGCCGTGTTCGGGAAGCTGTGGGGGCAGGTGGTTGCTCACACTCGCCGGAACATGCTGCGCTCGGATTACCACAATTCGAAGAAGCGTCTTGAGCGGGTGGGCTTTTCTGTGCCGCCGCACATGGTTGATTTTCAGACGCCGATTGGGTGGGCTGAGAAGACAGTGACGGTCCCCGCGGCGCGTGTCCGCCCGGATGGGTACACGTCTTCGGTGAAGTCTGGGCTCTCGCGGGAGCTGGACGAGATCACGGGCACGGACGCTCACCGTGCTTTGGAGCGTCAGTGGACACGGTCTGCGATGCAGCATGGTGTGTCGTTTGCGTTCGTGACGCCTAACGATGATCCGGAGGGTGAGCCGATCAGGACGCTGCGCCCGGCATCTAAGGCGACGGCGACAGTTGATCCACGTACGGGTGAGGTCACAGCGGCGTTGGAGATGGTTTCTACGACGCAGACGCTCATGTACCTGCCTGGCCTGACGTTGCGTGTTGAGCGTGTGCGTGGGCCGTGGATGGTCCTGGACGAGTACGTAGGCATCAAGGATCTGGTGCCGTGTTCGGTGCTGCCGTGGGATGCGTCGCTTGAGCGTCCGATGGGGCGCTCCCGGATTACGCGCCCGTTGATGGGGTTCATTGACAACGGTGTGCGCACGATGCTGCGGCAGGAGGTGCAGGCGGAGTTCTTCTCTGCCCCTCAGCGTTCATTGCTGGGCGCTCAGCCGGAGCATTTCCAGGACGATCAGGGCAACAAGATTGATCCGTTGAAGGCGCTCATCGGTGGCATCTGGGCTTTGCCGGACGTGTTCGATGAGGACGAGCAGAAGCTTGTCCGCCCTGCAATTCAGCAGTTGCAGCAGGCGTCCATGCAGCCGCACTCTGACATGCTGCGGACGATTGCGGCGATGGTCTCCTCTGAGACGACGATGCCGCTGGCGTACTTGGGCGTTGTTCATGACAACCCGTCGTCAGCCGATGCGATTCTGGCTTCTGAGTCGGACATGGTTGCGATGATCGAGAACGAGCTGCCCTCGATTGGGGCGGCGCGCGTGGACTACGCCCGGAAGATCCTGGCCGTGAAGCACGGCGAGTTGACCCCGGCAATGAGCAAGGACCTTACGTCGCTGCGTGCCGGGTTCCGTGACCCTGGAACGCCGACCCTGGCGGCCCGTGCGGACGCCGGCCAGAAGTACGTGAGCACGTTCCCGGACGGCGATCCCGAGGTGGCGATGGAGGTCTACGGACTCCGCCCCGATCAGATCGAGCGGAACCTTGCACATGCCCGAAAGGTGGACGCCTCGTCTGCGATTGATGCGCTCCTCGCTGCAACTACGCAACCGTCAGGTGGTGCGTGATGCCGTCGGCTGAGTCGATTGATCGGTATCGGTCGCGGCAGGCGTCTCTTGAGGGGAAGCTTGACGCGGCGTTGACTCGGCACTTCAACGGCTTGGACTTGTCGGACCCTGCGGCGGCGAAGCGCGACCTGATGCGGTTCATCCCGCAACTGGTGAAGCGTTTCGGCCCGGTGTCCGCCCAGTTGGCCGTGGAGTGGTACCAGGAGCTCATGGCGGCGTCTGGTGACGCTGGGACGTTCACGCCTACTCCGGCGCGCTCGTCGCTGTCCGCCGCGGACATGGCGGCCAGTGTCGAGTCCGCGTCGGGTGGCTTGTTCGACGGCGACCCTTCCAGGGTGCTCGGATACCTGGCCACCTACACCGGCCTGTGGGTTCAGCAACAGGGCCGGGACACGATCCGGAAAAATGCGGACCGCGAGGGCGTCATGTGGGCACGTGTTCCACGCGGCGCTATCACGTGCGCATGGTGCCTCGTCCTGGCATCTCGCGGCGCTGACTACGTTTCAGAGAACTCCGCTCGGTTGGCCTCGGATGGCGAGCCTTATCACCCGAAGTGCGATTGCCAGCCAGTCCGGATCGCTTCCAAGGAGGACTACCCCAAGGGGTACCTCCCGGATGACTGGCTGGACATGTATATGGAGGCCCGCAAAGCGTCTGGCTCGGGTGACATCCGGGACATTGCCTCGCACATGCGCGAGATGTACCCGGACATCCTCACTGACGGCGTTCACGCCCACTAATCCAACCCGTGCCTGATGGCGCGGGTTTCCCTTTTCCCGCTGGTGCGACGCCTGCCGGGTTCGATACGCCGCGCGATGCGGCACAACACCAAGGAGCCCTCATGGCTGAAACCGATCCCGCTGCTGAACAGACGCCACCCGCATCCACGGATGGTGCTCTGGGTGAGCAGGGGGCGCAGGGCAAGGAGAACGAGCCGCTTGGCGAGCCGGGCCTAAGCGCACTCCACAAGGAGCGCGAGCGGGCCAACGCCGCCGAGAAGCAGGCCGCCGAGTACAAGGCGAAGGTCGATGCCGCCGAGAGCGCGAAGCTCTCCGACATCGAGCGCGCCAACAAGGAGCGCGACGACGCGAAGGCGGAGCTGGCCCAGTCCCGCACGAGCCTTGCCCGCGCTGAGGCCCTCGCGAAGTTCCCTGTCCCCGCGGACTACCAAGACCTGGTGGTCGGTACGGACGCCGCCTCTTTCGAGGCGTCGGCCAAGAAGATCCATGAGCTGCACACCCGCGCTGAGGGCAAGGCTACCCGACCCGACCCGGTGCCTGGCGCCGGTACGGGCTCCAACAACCCACCTGCCTCTGGTGGCCTCGCAGCCGGTCGTGCTGCGTACGCCGCGAAGAAGGCCAAGTAACTCTCTCTTAGGAGGACTGATGGACCTCTCCATCAATACGCGTCGCCTTGGCGGCGATGACATTTCGTGGCTCGGCTCTGCCCGCGGCACGAACGAGGGCCGAACGGTGACCCTCGATACGCCCAAGTTTGTGAAGGTCACGCATTTCCCGGACGGCTGGTTCAAGTCCGGGATCGCGCTGGCGAAGGGTACGGACGGCAAGTTTGTCCCCTTCACTGGCGATGACGGCACGAAGCTTGCGGGCTTCCTGCTGTCCGGTGTGCGCGCCCCTGCTAACGGAACGAGTCCGGTGGGCGCGTCGCTCCTGGATGACGCCCGCGTGGTGGCCGCCAACCTTCCCATTCCCGTTTCCGATGCGGCCCAGGGCACTGCCCCGGCCCGCTTTATCTTCGCCTGATAGGAGGTCTCCGTGGCTCTTTCGCTCGATAATGAGACCCTGTCCGCCGCTGACCTCACGGGCTACGTCCGTGCGGCTTTGGAGGACCTGCCCGAGAATGCGTTCACGCTGAGCGCGTTCCTCCCTGACGTGACTGTCGATGACGTGGATTTCCGCGCCAATGTCGGCGGCGGCGGCCTGGCCCGCGTGGCCAAGTTCCGCGCCTACGACACGGAGTCCCCGATTAGCTCGCGCGGAGCTGCCCGCGTGATCTCTGGTGAGCTTCCGCCGATCTCGGTGAAGACCCGCCTAGATGAGTACACGCGCCTCAAGATGCGCAACGCCGATCAGTCCATCGTGGATGCGCTCCGAGCGGACGGCGTAACTCTGGCCAAGCAGATCCGCGCTCGCGCTGAGGTTGCCCGCGGGCAGCTGTTGCAGACCGGCAAGGTCACGCTGAACGAGAACGGCCTCACTCTTGAGGCTGACTTCGGTCGCGCCGCCAAGCACACGCAGACTGCGACCACCTTGTGGGGCGCTGGCGGCAACGTCGTTGACGACCTGCTGGCGTGGGCCGAGGTGTACGCCGCGACGAACGGTGCGCGTCCCGGCCGGATCCTGGTTTCTCGCCAGATCCTGTCCACGGCCATCCGCAACAAGTCGCTGGCTGAGGCGGTGTACGGCTCCAATCCGGGCACCCGTCTGGTGAAGCTGACCGACCTCAACGACCTGCTGGCCGCACACGGCCTGCCTGCCTTTGAGGTGTACGAGGCGAAGGTGGCTGGCGCGCCGAATCCTGCCGATGTGCTGGACCCGAAGTCGCTGCTGTTCCTGCCGGGCGCTGATCAGAAGATCGGTGAGACCCTGTGGGGCACCACGGCTGAGGCCATCGACGCTGACTACGGCATCGATTCCACCGAGGCTCCCGGCATCGTCGTGGGCACCTACTCGGACAAGGACCCGGTGGCTCAGTGGACTAAGGCGTCGGCGATCATGCTGCCGGTGGCCCCGAATACGAACCTCACGCTTTCCGCGAAGGTTCTGGCCTGACGTGCTGGGCGGGCTGACCATGATTGGTTGGCCCGCCCGCCGTCTTCCACTAGGAGGAATGAATGGCGATTCTTGCCACTGCCGTGTCCCTGTGGGATGGCGGCGAGCTGCACATGTTTGAGCCTGGCGATCTGGTGCCGGATTGGGCTGAGGGTCGCGTGGGCTCGCACTGCCTGCTCCCGGATGCTGCGGCGTCTGGGCTGGCGGGCGACTCCGCTGTGCCGGTGGTCCGTGTGGGTGATGCTGAGCCTGTCGCGGACCTGGCCCCGGATGCTGCGGCGTCTGGTTTGGACTTCACGAAGCCTGCACCGAAGCGTGGCCCTGGGCGTCCCCGCAAGGGAGCCTGACCGTGGCCGCGGACTACGCGGACCTGGACGGCCTAAAGGCGCACTGGCCGCTGCTGCCCTCCGACCGTGAGGGCGAGGCGGGGCAGAAGCTTCACGAGGCGTCGGTGGAGATCCGGGCGCTGTACCCGGACGTGGACGCGCGGATCGCTGCGGGGACCATGGACGCGGACATTCCGCGTCTGGTGGTTTGCCGGATGGTGAAGCGCGCGATGACTGCACCGGCAACTCCGGGCGGTGAGGGCGGGTTGGGGTCGATCCAGCAGGGTGCTGGCCCGTTCTCGCAGACCCTCAATTTCTCGAACCCGGATGGGGCCGTGTACCTGTCGAAGGCTGATCGGAATCTGTTGCGGACGGCGCGAGGCCATAAGCGTGCATGGACGATCATCCCGTCTGGTGGGGCCGTCTGATGGCGGCGTACCCGGAGCCATACGTGGTTCTTCATCGCCCGCTGCTGAGCGGCGGTGAGGATGAGATGGGTGAGCCGGTGAAGGGCTGGGGCGATCCCGTGCCTGCCCCGGTTTATGGGTGGGCTCCCCCGTCTCCCGATGTGGCGATCCGAGCGCTTGAGAGCGGTTTGAAGCGTGACCTTGACGTGTACTGCGCTACACCGTTTGCGGGGCCGGGCGATCTGGTCGTTGTGAACGGGACGCAGTTCAAGGTCGAGGGTTACGCGGACGATTTCAATCATGGCCCGTTCGCTTTCCAGCCGGGCTATCGGATCAACTTGTCACGAGTGGAGGGCTGATGGCGAAGGTCGTTATCCACAACTCGGCGTTTCCTGCACTGCGTAGTGACCCGGCGATCATGAAGGTTCTCGAAGACAAGGCCGAGGCTATTGCGGCGGCCGCTGGCGAGGGGTTCACTACGGACTCCCATCCTGGCGGGAACCGTGGCCGTGTGACCGTGTTCGCAGACTCGTTTGAAGGGATCCTCGCTGAGGCCCGTCACGGCGCCCTATCGCAGGCGGTGGGTAGTGGCTGAGCCAGTCATCCTCTACGGCAACCCCGTGGCCGCGGTGAAAGCTTGGCTTGACGCGCGACTCGGGGGCGTGAAGGCGTTCGCGGATGTTCCGAAGACGCGGCCTGAATCGTTCGTGATCCTGACGCCCTCGGGTGGTTCGGATCTCAGCCCGGTCCATGATCGGGCGCTGATGATGGTCGATTCGTGGGGTCCCACTGCCGCCAAGGCTCAGGACCTCGCACAGCTCGTCCGCGCCCATCTTGGCTCGCTGCGCAATGACCGCGTGCGCGGCGTCCTCATCTACACGGCTAAGCCTCTCGGTGGGCTCGTGTATGTCCCCGACCCAGACGCGGCCTTGCCGCGATATCGGCAGAACTGGGAGTTCGTCACACGCGGCGAGCAGATCCAGTAGCCACTACAACCCAACTTCACTAGCCCCTGTCGCCCGTTGTGGTGCCGGGGGCTTTCCTATGCCCAGGAGGCACCGCATGGCTCTCAATGCCAGCAACGTCATGGTCGGAGTGACCGGCGCCGCGTACAACGCACCGCTTGGCACGACCGTCCCCACCGACGCGAAAACCGCAGTCGACGTCAAGTTCCTTGATACCGGCTACATCCACGAGGACGGCGTTACGCAGTCCATCGAGACCGATGTGACCGACATCAAGGCGTGGCAGAACGGTGATGTGGTCCGCAAGATCCAGACCCAGCACGACTACACGTTGAACTTCAAGATGATCGAGACCACCGGTCAGACCTTGAAGCTCTACTACGCGGACCCGACCGCCACCGCCACCGCGGTGAAGGTCACGGGCGCGCAGTCGCCGCACTCCGCGTGGGTGCTTGAGGTACGCGACGGTAAGAAGACTGTCCGCATCGTGCTGCCGGATGCGCAGATCACTGAGCGCGGCGAGGTCACGTACAAGACCGATGAGGCCGTGGCGTACGACATCACTATCACTGCGTACCCCGACAAAAACGGGGTTAAGGCGTACCTGTATTTGGATGACGGCGCCTCGGGCGTGTAGCCGACGGGCCACCTAATCCCCCGTGGGGCGTGCGTTGCGGGACCGCGCCCCACGGGTCACCACAGTCCCGCTCACCAAACTTTTGACCTCTAAGGAGTCCCGCTATGGCTGAGATCACCACTGAAACGACCGCTATCCCCGACGATGTGAAGCGTCCCGCTGACCGGAAGGTGAAGTCCAACAAGGACGGGTCCCGGACCGTGGAGGTTCGCGGTCTGAGTATCAACGTGTCCGGTGAAGTGCTTGATGACTTTGAGTTGCTGGACGACCTGGACGCGCTGGACCAGGGCAACGGTACGCGCCTCCCATCGGTCCTGCGCCGCCTGATTGGTGTCGAGAATTTCAAGGGTGCTATGGAGATCCTTCGTGATCCTGAGACGGGCCGTGTCTCCGTGGAGTCGGGCGCTGAGTTCGTGTCGGAGGTTTTGAAGGCTGTAGCCCCAAACTCCTGACGCTCGTTGCGCTCCGGCAGGAGTTTGACGAGCAATTGCGCGCTGACTTTTGGCGCTACTACCAACTGCGGTGGGTAGGCGGCCGGGTAGCGGGGTGGGGCCTCATGGAGGTTGCCGACCTTGCGGCGCACTTGCCAGCGGAGTCGGCGACCAAGCGGGCTCTGGGCGGCGGGTGGCTGCTGGACGAGCAGTTGGCGGCGCTGGTTGCCGACCGCCTGCAAGTCCTGATTTGGCAGAAGACCGGCGACGGGCAGAAGGGCAAGAACGTGCCGAAGCCCATTCCGCGGCCTGGCTTCGAGGACGACTCGAAGGGCACGATCCGCGGATCTCGCATGAGTGTGCGTGAGGCGGAGCGATGGGCGAAGCGGCGTCGTGCGGCGCAGGAGCGTCGCGCTGCTGTTGTGCCCGCTGCTGACGGGCTCGTGGAGTACACGACTAGGGCGGGCGCGGTGAAGCGCGTGACCCCGGCACAGGCTGCCGCATACGAGCGCCGCCGCCAGTAAACCGAACGACTCGCAGGGCCGTAATCCGTTGGTGGTTGCGGCCCTTATCTGTGCCCCGAGTGGGGTGCGTGAGGGGGCCATATGGCTGGGGAACTGGCAACCATTTATGTGAATGTCGCGGCGAGTACGGGCGGCCTTGGTCGGCAGTTGCGTGGCGATCTAGGCGGGGCGGGGGCGTCGGCGGGTACCTCTGCCGGCCAGGGTTTCGCTAAGCGTTTCCTGGCTGGCGGTGCTATTGCTGGCATCGCGGCGTCGGTGACATCCCAGCTCTCTGGTGCGTTCTCCGGCTTCATTGGTGAGGCCGTGCGTGCGTCGGATGCCACGGACAAGTTTAAGTCCACCATGAGCTTTGCGGGCCTCAAGACCGATGCCATCGACAAGGCGAAGAAGGCCGCTCAGGACTACGCCGACCAGACGGTCTACGACCTGCCGACCATCCAGTCGATGATGGCTCAGCTCGCCTCCAATGGCGTGAAGGACTACACCGGCCTGTCGAAGGCGGCAGGCAACCTGAATGCTGTCGCGGGCGGCAATGCCGAGACTTTCAAGTCTGTGGCCATGACCATGACGCAGACCGCGGGCGCCGGGAAGCTGACCACGGAGAACTGGAACCAGCTCTCTGATGCGATCCCTGGTGCGGCCGGTCCGTTGATGGATGCCCTCAAGAAGGCGGGCGCGTACACGGGCAATTTCCGCGAGGCGATGGAGAAGGGCCAGATATCCTCCGACGAGTTCAACAAGGCTCTGATGCAGCTCGGCACGAAGCCGGTTGCGGTGGAGGCTGCGAAGTCTACGGAGACTTTTGAGGGTGCGATCGGCAACCTGCAAGCCACGATTTCGGGCGGTCTCACGAGCGCCCTGAACGGGATGAAGCCGCTGCTGACTGGGGCTATCTCTGGGCTGAGCGATGGCATTGCTGGTGGCATCGAGAAGACGAAGGGGGCCCTGGAAGCGTTCAGCGCGTCGGTGGTGGACGGCGAGTCACCGCAGCTGGACAAGCCCTATCTGACGGCGTTCGCGGCCATTGGTGCGGGCGCCGGGAAGACGGCCCGCGAAGTCGCGAAGGGCTGGGGTGAAATGAAGGCGTCGTTTGGGGACGGTGAGTCTCCGGCGTTTGCGTCTCCTCTGGTGACGGCTTTCGCGTCTGTGGGTGCTGAGGCTGGGAAGCTGTGGCGGTCATTTACGACCGCGTTTGCTCCTGCGATCAAGGCCATCGGTGATGCGTTCGCCCCCTTGTTGCCGCAGCTGGGTCAGATTTTCTCTGGCTTCTCTCCGGTGCAGATGATCTTCCAGGCGTTGCAGCCGATCATGCCGTTGCTCGCTCAGGCGTTCCAGGCGATTGGTCAGGCTGTTGCGTTGATGATTCCGCCGCTGGCTCAGGTCGCGGTGAGTTTGCAGAGCGCGTTGGTGCCGGTGATCACGCAGGTGGTGCAGACTCTGTTGCCGCCGTTGATCAATTTGTTTACGCAGATCGCTCCGATTTTGGCTCAGGTTGTGCAGGCTCTTGCGCCGCTGATTGATGCTGTCTTGAATCTGCTAATGCCGGTGATTCAGGCCCTATTGCCTGTGGTGAAGACGGTGTTTGAGGGCCTGATTAATATCATCAAACCCGTCCTGGACATCATCGTTAATGTCATCAAGACGGTGACTGCTGTGCTCACGGGCGATTGGTCCGCGGCTTGGGATGGCATCAAGGGGATCTTCAAGGGTGTCTGGGATCTGATTGTTGGAATCGTGCAGAACAGTATCAATATGGTGCGGTCCGTCATCAGCGCTGTCCTGAATATCATTGGTCCGCTATGGAACAATATGTGGTCAGGCATTTCCTCGTTCTTCTCGGGGATCTGGAACGGCATCGCCTCGTTTGTGCGTGATGCCATCAAAAATGTGCAGACCGCCATCGCCGTCACCATCGGCGCAATCAAGATGACCTGGACCGTCACCTGGAATGCGATCAAGTCCACCGTCGCCGCGATTTGGGGCGGCATCAAGTCCGTGATTTCCGGTGCAATCAATGGCGTGAAGGCCACGATCTCCGGCGTGATGAACACCATCAAGTCAATATGGTCGGCAGTGTGGAACGGGATCAAGAATTTCGTCGGTGGCGCTTTCTCCGGTATCACGTCTGCCGTCTCAACTGGAATCGGGAAGGTCCTACAGTTCTTCAAGGATCTACCAGGTAAAGCAGTCTCGGCGATTTCAGGTCTCACCGGCAAGCTGACTTCTATCGGTGGTCAGATGATGCAGGGCCTCATTAACGGTATCGGCAACATGGGCCAGTGGGTGAAGGACAAGATCGGGGCGGTTGTTGGCGGTGCCGTCGATTGGGCCAAGTCACTTCTCGGTATCCATTCGCCGTCTCGTGTGTTCAAGCAGATCGGTATTTTCCTGGGCGTCGGTTTCGCTGATGGTATTACCGGGACTCAGAAGACCGTGAAGGCTGCCACCGGGAAACTGGTGCAGCAAACCAAGGATGCGTTCGATAAGCGTAACGACATGGTTGCGGCGGCCAACAAGAAGGTCGCGGCGATTCAAGCCAAGATCAAGGCGCTACCCTCTACAGCGAATGCGACAAAGGTTGCTTCCAAGAATGCCGCCGCCCGAGTGAAGGACGCCAAGTCCAACGTGAAGGGCAAGCAGGGCGAAGCGGCCAAGAAGGTTGTGGCCGCTCAACGCGCGGCGGCAAAGAAGGTCGCCGCGGCGCAGGCGAAGGTCAGCAAGAAGCCGACCGCCGCCAACCGGAAGGCGCTGGCGTCCGCGAAGTCTGCGGCTGCCGAGTCCGTGAAGGCCGCCAAGGCGTCGGCATTCAAGTCTGTTGCCGCCGCGAAGAAGGGTGTCGTTGCGGCGAAGGCGGCCCAGTCGCAGGTGAATAACCGGCTCAAGAGTCAGCGGGCGACGCTGAGCAAGCAGCTGTCTGCCGCGAAGGCTGAGCGGCGGTCCGCGAATAGCCTCACACGGGGCTCCGAGCGGGCGTTGATTGCGAAGCTCACTGCGGATCAGAATCGGCTCACGTCGCTGGCCGGGCAGCGCGACCAGATCACGGCGAAGCTCAAGAGTGCCCAGTCGAATCTGACGGCGCTCAAGAAGCAGCGTGCCGACTATGAGGGCAAGGTCATGGAGGGGCTCGCTAAGTCTGGTGATGTCACGGACATGGGCCGGTCCTCCGCGTCGATCCTCAAGAACCTCACCAAGACTCGCGATGGGCTGATCAAGTTCCAGCAGCAGATCGCGCAGCTCAAGGCCAAGGGGCTGAACGCTGGCGCAATCGATCAGATTGTGCAGGCGGGTGTCGGGGACGGGTCGGCTACGGCGAAGGCGCTCCTGGCTGGCGGGTCGTCCACGATTACGCAGGTCAACGCGTTGCAGAAGCAGATCGCTTCCTCAGCGTCGGGTGTCGCGTCCGCAGCGGGCGAGTCGCTGTATGGCGCTGGTATCCGTGCGGCTGAGGGTCTCGTGAAGGGACTCCAATCGCAGGAGAAGCAGATCACCGCGCAGATGACACGGATCGCGAACAGCATGGCGGCCGCCGTGAAGAAGACCCTCGGCATCCACTCGCCCTCTCGTGTGTTCCGTGACGAGATTGGGGCGATGATCCCGGCCGGTTTGATCGCTGGCGTGGAGGGCGGCCGCTCGGCGGTTGACCGTTCGGTGGCGTCGCTGGTGTCTGTGCCGACTGCGGCGTCTGTGGCTCCGGCTACGGGTACGCCTGGTGTAGTGCCTGGGATTCGGCGGGCTACGGAAATCAACATGTACACGCATGATCCGCGCGAGGCCGCTCACCTGGTGGCGCGTGAGATGGATATGGGGGCGATGTGAGGACGCGATTCAGTCCGATCCTAGAGAAGTCGGTCGCTCCGCCGCCTGAGCTGACGGGCGTGAACCTCCTACTCGGTGTGGTGTCCATTACGGGCACCCCACTGGCGGCCCCGTATGAGGCGGGGTACTGGTTCACGTCGCTGACAGGGTGGTGGGATGCCGCGGATTCGACGGGGCAGACCACCCAATTCCTGACCGCTGATGGCGGGTGGAGCAACCGGGCGTACCGGGCCTTCCGCCAGATCGACATCACAGGCCATGTGGAGGCCGGGTCACGCCCGGAGCTGCGGGACGCGATTGAGCGGCTAATGGCTGCTATCCCCGTGGATCCTCTGGTGCCGCTTGTGGTCTATGAGGATGGGCTGGCTCGGCACTGCATGGTGCGCATGTCAGGTCAGCCCAAGGTGGTGTGGGCTGGCGGTCACCTGCCTGTGGCGGACTTTAACATCTCGTTGGTAGCCCCGGATCCGCGCAAGCTCGCCGGTCCGGGTGGGGATTTGGGTTGGCGGGTGTTTGGCCCTGTGGGGCTGCCGTCTACGACGGGTGGGTTGACGTTCCCGTTCACGTTCCCGACCGCTTTTACGGCGGTGACCACTTCGGGTCAGGTGACTTTGGACCTGGCGGGCACGGCTACGCCTAACGCTGTCGTGGAGTTCACGGGCCCGGTACTGAATCCGGGCGTGCGCGAGGTCGGCACGGGCCGCACATTGTGGTTTGACCTTGAGCTGCTGGCCGGTCAGACGCTCTCAGTGGATTTGCGTACTCGCTCTGTCCTACTCAATGGCGTGTCCCGTCGTGGGAAGCGTCGCGGCCAGTGGATTGCCCCGACGCCCGGCGCGGTGTGGGAGTTCACGGCCGCCAATTACAACTCAGACGCGCGCATGCTCGTGCGCACTCAGGAGGCTTGGATCTAATGGCTGTTCTTCCCCTTCCGCCTTTGGCGATTGATGCTGATCCGGACACACAACTGCCCGCTTATTCGGGGGCGTCGTTCCGGGCGGCGTTCTCTGCGTTGCTGACCTCTGGTGTGTCTGCTGGTGTGGCGCGTACGGGGGCTTTGGATCAGCGCGCGTTTGTGGTGTCGCTGGCTGGTACTGCTGTGTCGGCGGCTGCTGGTGGTTTCGCGGTGGGCTCTGGTGCTGGCGTGTATTTGGCCGCGCTGACGGTGCCGCTCACTGTGGGGACGCTTGAGCCAGCGGACCCGACCAACGCGCGCGCTGATCGTGTGGTGCTGCGTATCGATGATCCGACAAATGGTGGCGGGACGGGGCGTGAGGCGTCGGTGGAGATCATCACCGGTACGCCTTCCGCTGTCCCCGCGCTGCCTTCCGTACCTGGCACTTCCGTCTATGCGGATCTTGCGCGTATTGATGTGCCGCGCTCTGGTGCTGGTTCCCCTGCCGTCACGGACCTGCGGAAGTTCACGGCGGTCGCTGGCGGCATGGTTCCCGTTGCCACGAAGGCTGAGCTGGATGCGTGGGTGCCGCCTCTGGGGACGATGGCCACGACACTCTCCGATGGGCAGATCTACACTCGCCGCGCTGGCAAGTGGGTGACACTTGTCCCAGGCGATGACCTGCGGTTCAAGGATTCTGGGTGGGTGAATCTGATCCTGTCCAGAGGGTATGTGGCGGGCGGCGGCGCGACTCCACAGGCGCGACTCTTTGAAGGTGTCGTGTACGTGCGCGGGCAGATTCTCAAGGCCACTGGCACTTTCCCGACTGGGGAGACTGTGATCGCCAAGCTGCCCGCTGGCATCCCTGGGCCGCGTTCCTGGATCGATAACTACTCGGTGCTGTGGCCCAACCCGTCGATTGAGACCCCTGTGCGCGGTGGGTTTGTGCCCAGCGGGGATCTCGCCATTCGCGTGCCAGCCACGCTAACGTTGGTCTCCACGGTGCAGCTTTTTGGCCTGTCCGGGTACACGGCCTCCTGATGCGCGTCTACGTGTGTGAGATCAAGTCAGGCGATGTAATTGACGAGTATCCGTTGGAGGTGTCGTCGGCTCTGTCGCGGCGCTTGAAGACGTATGGGACGGGCGAGTTTCGGCTCCCCGTCCTGGCGCTCAATGGTGCGCAGGCTCGGACGTGGCGTGAGGATCTAATCCCGTGGCGCGTCCTTTTCGTGGCGTGCGATGACGATGACCGGATCATCTGGGCGGGCATCCCCACAGCGCGGACCACGGATGAGAACCCGGTGGTGCGCTTCCCCTGCGTGACGGTGGAGAAATACCTGGACCGCCGCTATCAGGCTGATGCGGAGTTTGAGCAGGAGGACCAGACCTCTGTGATCGCCCGGACCCTGGTGGAGGCGGTGGGTGATGACGTGATCGGCATCGGCCTGGACTACGACACGCCCGCGTCTGGGGTGCTGCGCGACCGAACCTATTTCAATGACGAGGACGCACGGGTGCTCACCCGCGTTCAGCAGCTCTCCAACGTCATCAAGGGCTTCGACTGGACTATCGATGTGGAGTGGGCCGACGAGGACCACTCGCGTGTAGTCAAGATCTTCCGCACTGGGTACCCGAATCTTGGGTATATCACCGAGGACCCGGAGCACGTTTTCTCTGTGATCGCTGGCGTACAGGGTCCGGTGACGTCGTTCTCCCACGAGAACCAATGGGGGGACGGGGACGCGGCCACGCTGGTACAGGCGGTCGGCGACGGACAGGGCGAGGACAAGCCTTATTCGGTGCCGATCATTGACAGCACCCGTGAGGCCGCGGGGTGGCCACGCCTTGAGGAACGCCAATCCAAGCAAGGCGTCATCGAGGACGACACGCTGGCGCAGTACGCGCAGGGCATGGCGCAAACCTATTTCGCTGGCCAGTCCGTGATCTCCTTCGACGCGCTGGTGGATCAGTGGCCCTCCCCTGCCGATGTGACCCTGGGCGACTCTGCGCGGATCGAGATTGACACGGATCAGCTGACCATCTCGCAGGTGTGGCGGATCATCGGCTACTCCATCAGCCCCGCCGAGGGTAAATGGACGCCGGTCATCGCACGCATTGGCGACACCGAGGGAATCGAGGACGACGATGCCGGTTGATCCGTCAGGGATGCCGTCCCAGCCCGACGACCTCGGCGCGCTGGGGCGGCGGCTAGTCCAGCTCGAACGGCTCGTGCAACTTGGCGCGGGGATGAGGTCTTTGGCCAAGGCGGCCATCGGCCGGGGTGGCCTGCGCGTCAACAAGGGCGGAAACATCCGCATCGAGGGCGGCGGGTCGCTCATCATCGAGACCGGAAACCTGGTGCTCGGTGAGGGGCAGATCGACGGCGCCGCGCTGGCGTCCCAGCTTGAGGCGGGATACCAGACGGCGACGGCCTCAAACCTGGGACTCACTACGAGCTGGGTCACGAAAGTCTCACTGACAATCACGGCCCCATCGTGGGCCAAAACGACTGTGGTCCAGGCATACGGGGTCGGGAATCTGGCTGTAAGCACCGATGCGCTCACATCCGATCAGGACGTAAACGGTCAGGTGAGGGTGCAGGTATCCGGGGACACGTCACTAGAAGTGTCACTCACGGCGGTTAATACCTCCACCACGGGTACAGCATTTCGGGCGACCGGAGCCGTGTCTTACGCGCGATCAGTAGACGTATCCACTAACAAAAACATCTCGGTCGCCTTGCAGGCGCGCGCAAATTCGGCCGCCGCAATGCCGACCACGGCGTCGTCGCGGGCAGATATTTACGTGGTGGTACAGCACTACAGGTAGGAGGCCCCATGCTTGACGAATCCGGGTACCCGACCACGTTGGACCCCGCTGACATGCAGCGTCGCCTAACTGTCTTGGAACGCCTGACGGCGCTGGGGGCGGCCGCCCGTTCCCTGACCGGCTCGGCTATCGGTAACGGCGGGCTGCGCGTCTACGGGGGCGGTTCCATCCGCGTAGAGGATGGCGGGTCGCTGTACGTGGACCAAGGAAACCTTGTGCTTGGGGCCGGGTCCGTCCGTGGCACAGCACTCAAGGGACAGATCCTCACTGATTTTCAGAGCACCACGTCTACATCTTTTGAGGTGTCTACGGCGTGGGTCCGGTCGGTGAGCATTACGGTCACTCGTCCCGCGTGGGCTACTCGCACGGTTGTTTCATGCCAGGCCGCCGTCAACCTCCCCGTGTATGGGGCGATGCGCGGATACCTGACCGGCTCGGGCTCGACTCTCGACATTTGCACGACGCCGCGCAGCTCACGCTCGGACTCGGATACGTCCGCGTCCCTGGCGTGGGGCGGCGTCACCACGGCGGCGTCCATCACAGCCGCCATTGACACTCGCACATTCTTCTCTGACACCACGCTCACTCCCCGCCGTGCTGACCTCCAGGTCTCGTGCACGTTCATGCGGTGACCCAGCACTAGGAGGCATCATGGCCGACATTCTCACGGTGACCACGGGCAAGGTGGACTGCCGCCTGGCGGTCACCACCAACGACCAGAACGCACCGAACCCGCTCTTCGACACCATTGCGCCGACCGGGTACGTGTATCTACGCCCCCGTAAGACTGCTTTCGTGGCGTCCGATCCTGGCGTGATCGTCATCCCCGACGAGATCTCCCTTGTGGTGGATGTGGATGGGTGGGCGGTGATGCCCGATTCTTCGGGCGGCCCGTCTGATGTGCGCACGATTGACCTCCCGGCGGCGGAGGGCATGACCTGGCAGGTGAGCTTTGATCTGCGCGTGCCAGCGTACCCGTGGCAGACCGGAGTGGCTGAGAACCGGTTGCGGGTCGCACCGTTCGACATCCCCGTGGAGCCGGGCACTACGACGCACATTGCCGACTACCTGCCCGCCGGGGTGGACCCATCCACCGGCACAGTGTGGGTCAAGGGCGACAAGGGCGACGCCGGACCTGGCATCAAGGACATGGTGCAGGTTGACGGCGACCTGCTCGTGGAGCTTGAGAACGGGCGCACGGTCGGGCCCTTCGACTTGCCCGCGTCCACCGTCCCCGGCCCGGCATCAAACCTGGGTATCGGCACGGTCACCACTGGCGCTGAGGGTGCGCCCGCATCCGCCACTGTCACCGGGGCGGCGCCTGACTTCAAGCTCAATCTCACTCTCCCCCGTGGTGCGACTGGTTCAGGAGGCGGTCTCCCCTCGGGTGGCACCACCAACCAGGTTCCGGTCCGCGCTTCCGACGGCGGCACCGCATGGGCAACCGCCGCGTCCCTCGTCCCTCCCGCCACCACGTCAGTGCCCGGCCTACTCAGCGCCGCCGACAAGGCGAAGCTGGACGCCGCCCCGACAACGGCGAATGTCACCGCCGCACAGACCAACGCGGTCGCGTCCGCCAAGACGTACACGGATGGGCTGGTAGGCAATCAGGTCGCCACGATGGCCACCACCAACATGCTCGTCGCCACCGCCTCCATGCCCGGCGCAATCGTCTCCGGCGCGTACAACGTGAGGCCGTCAATCGCGTCAAACTTCACGATCTTCACAGCGCCTTTCCCCCTGAAAATCGTGTCCGTCACCCTGGTGCAGTCCATCGCCACTATCCCTGTGGACGCCACAAATTTCATGGCGGTGGGCTGGCGGAAGGTCGGCACCAATGGGACGACGTTCTCAACGGTGGCGAACAAGCGGACCAACGCCACGGCCTGGGAAGTGCACAAGCCGTGGTCCTATGACAGCGAGACGCAGACCGAGGCGAACAAGACAATGGCGGCGGGCGAGGGCCTGAACCTGTCCTTCTCTGTTGCAGGAACTGGTTACTACCTGTTCCCCATCTACGTGACGGTGAGGTATCTGCCGCTGTGACTGTTCCCGCTCTCTCTGATCAGTACGTCCCGGACCTGCGATCATCGGCGACGGTGCAGGTGTTCGCAGACAATCAATTTGGCGCATTCTCTGGGCACTCCACGAACTGGAACATGCGCGCGGCCACGGATTCGTTGTCGCTCAAACCGTACGTGGGGATGCGCGCCAACGCTGGGGACTGCATCGAATGGAACACGGCGACGCCAGAAGATGCCGACTACAAAGCGTTTCGGAATGTCCTCACCGGGGACGGGCTGCCTTACTTGGACGTGCCAGGCAATCACGACCTAACCACGTACAACAACGCCGCGAAGTTCCCGTACACGCGCACCACCGCTGACGGGATCTTCGAGCGGATGGCGCGCACCGCTGACGAGTGGGCGCGTGACGTACCGGCGCGCGGCTCAGCCAACGCCGTGGCATCCACATCGGATATCGCAGTGATGGGCGTGTCCTCAGACCTGTGGGCCTACCGACCCAACATCGCCTCACCAAATTATGCGCCGCCCGACCCGCTGACGGAGGCGACGCTGACGTGGATGGATCAACAACTCACGGCCCTGGGATCCAAACCCACATGGCTCATGTCCCATCAGCTTCCGCTCGGCCAGTTCGCTAGCAATCCTGGCGGAGTGGATGAGTACCTGCGCCCGTGGAGTCGAATCGCGGAAGTGTTGGATGCTCACCCGAACGTCTTGGGCTGGATCTCCGGGCACTGGCACATCGACCCGGCCCGCGCTGACGGGGTGGCGAAAATCAATGTTGGCTCGCGGTCCATCACCGCCATCAATGCACCCAGCTCGCAGGGGCTCCGAAGTGGTTGGAATGCGAAGCAACTCCAATACGGTGACGGCACCCTCGGGCCCGAGTACGCGAAGTCGATGTTCATTGGCTACGACGGAACGGACATCACGCTGCGGTGGCGCAACCACAACAACGGCACATGGGTCCAGCCACAAGGCGGCAAATACCGCCGCATCACGCTCTGAGAGGAGCCACACCATGAAGCACTACCTACGCACCCCGTTGCCGGGGCTCCTGGTCCTCATCGGCGCGTGGCAGATCGTCTCCGGATGGAACTGGGCGATCCGACCGACACCCTCCCGCATCGCTGGGGTGGAGTGGATGCCCGCCAATATCACCACCCAGCACGTCGGGCTACTGCTACTGGCATCAGGGGTGATCACGCTGATCGGCGGACTCTTGAGCCGTGTCCGCTGGCTGAGGTCCGTGGCCACGTACGCGGCAATTTTCGTGCCGCTACTGGTGGCAGCAGCCTTCCTTGGCGCGGCGGCAGAGAGCGGCAACGCTGACCGGATGCAGACCGTGTACTCATACGCTACGTATTCGCTGGCGGTCCTATGGGTGGCCATCGCGTCCTCGCGGAGCGGGCGCGGAGGTGACGATCAATGACAGACCCTACATTCCTCGGGACGCTAATCACCGTCATCGCTGGCATCATCGCGGCGGTACTGGCGTGGCTAGGCACCCGCTTCCAGGCCAAAGCAAGCCGAGAGACGACAAGCACCCAGACCCTCCTAGACGGTCTTGCCGCACGCGTCGCCTCCCTGGAAAAGCGCGTTTCTGATCAACAGATGGAGATTGACCAGGAGCGACACGAGCGGGGTAAGGCACAAAAAGAACGCGACGAGGCGATCCGCCAAGCCCGCGAGGCCGACGACACGCTGCGCGATCACCGCGAGCTCCTCGAAGATTTCGTGCAGCACTCCGAGCAGCTCATGGCCTGGGGCTCCCCAACGGCTCCGCCACCACCGCCGCTGCCTTCATGGCGCATCCGTCAGTACCGCGATGACCTCGCGGCGAACGCCACAGTTTTGCGGCGTCAGCAAGAAAGCGAGACACCATGACCGACCTGCCTGCACCCCTTCTCACTGGACTCGTGACGGGGCGGTTTATTGCCGCGCTCATCGATGGGGCTGATTCTGGCGCTGAGCCGGATGTGGTCCCTGCTGCTGGGAAGATCACGCTCACTCCGGATGTACCGTACCTGCCACTGGCTGAGGCTGAGGGCGGTGCGGTCACGGTCATCGGTGGGCCTGTCGTGGTGGTGCTTGACGCTGAGGGCTACCTGTCCACACCGCACACGGACCCCGCACAGCCGCCGATGGCTCGTGGTGTGCGGGTTCTGGCGACGGACTCCCCCGGCGCCCCGGTAACTGGGTTCACGTGGAAGGTGGACTATTCTTTCGCGCCGATCAATGGGCGCACTCCCACGATTCCCAGCCACGCCATTGCGGTGCCAGCGGGCGGGCAGGTGGATCTCACGACGGCGGTGAAGGTTCCTTCTTCGCCGGGCGTTGGTATCCCACAGGTGGAGGACGCGGCGCGGCGTGCGGCGGAGTCGGCAGCCGTCGCCATGGGTGCAGCGCAAGAGGCTGCCACCGCGGCGGAGGCTGCGGTGGAGGCGTCAGCGGGTGCGGTGGCTGGGGTCGCCGATGCGGCGGCGTCAGCGTCATCCAGCGCGGCGGCGGCAGCGGCGGCGGCCGGGTCAGCTTCCACAGCGGCGTCCACTTCCACGTTGGCGAAGGCCGCAGCTGATGCCGCCAAGGCCGACGCGGCATCAGCAGTAGGGGCGGCGACGACGGCAGCAAGCGCGGCAACCGCCGCGGCAAACAGCGCCGCCACAGCCACAGCGGCGGCCGCACGGGTGGACACGACGGCGGGCCGCCGGGTCTACGTCAAAGACACGACCGGGGCGGACCAGTTGGTCTACTCCCACACCGGCATCCGCAACATCGCCGGGTTTATCGCCAGCCCGTGGAGCTTGGGCGCCGGCGGATTTCTCCGGCTAGTCCGCGAGGGCAACACGGTCACCCTCACATGGCGGGCGCTCACCGCCAGCGGCACCAACACCACCATCACCACCAACGGCGTCCCGGCCGGTTTCCGGCCCACCACGGGGCAGACCTTCCCCGTACGGCTCGCAACCGGGGCGTGGGGCGGCGCCCTAAACGTGGACATCGGCGGGCAGATTTTCTGCTCCACCGAGGCACAGAACACGGGCAACGCCATGGCCGCGCAGTGGCAGACCACAGACCCGTGGCCCACCACTCTCCCCGGCGCCACGGCCTAACCCCGACACCGACCAGCAGGAGGACACCATGACAACCACACGACTCGGCTGGGACGTACTCACATCGTCAGCCAGTCCCCGACTCGCCAACTTCCCCTGGATCACAGGCAGAGTCCGCAAGGGCGACGCCGCGACACTCCGACAGCAGGAAAGGGGTACCCCATGACGGCATGGCGCATGGCCGGATCGCTCGAGCAGCTGCTCGGTCAGATCAACAACCACTACCCCACCAGGTCCACAGTCAGCGATGGCGGGAAGGGTGACGATGCCCACGCGGCGCGGAACTCCGATCACAACCCGGACGCCACGGGGGTGGTCCATGCCAGGGACTTCACCCACGACCCGGCCGTGTTCGACGCGCACGCGTTCGCGGACCGCCTCGTGGCAGCCCGCGACCCCCGCGTCAGCTACGTCATCAGCCGGGGTCGGATCAGCCTCGACAATGGCTCCTGGCTCCCGTACATGGGCACCAACCCCCACAACAAGCACGTCCACGTCTCCGTCGTCCCCGGACCCGCCGGTGATGACGTGCGGCCGTGGCCAGCCGTCCCCACGAAAGGACACCTCATGCCCCACGCGGTATCGCCCTTCACGGGCCGCTACACCCAGAAGTACGGGACGTCTGGCGGGTACGCCGGGCACCTCGGGATCGACATCGCCCCACCGTCCCCAGGCCAGACGGGCAAGCCAGTGCGCGCCATGTTCGCGGGCACCGTCGTGCGCGCCGCCCGAGGTGTGCGCCACGGCAATCGACGCTCCACGTGGGCACCAGGGCGCACAGGCAACGGAGTCCTGATCCGCAACGCCGACGGCGAGGCGCAGGGCTACAACCACGTGACGCCCGCCGTGAAGGCAGGGCAGCGCGTCGCGGCCGGGGAGGTCATCGGCTACAACGACCGATCCGGGAACCAGACCGCGCCGCATCTGCACTTTGAGACGTGGGCCGACTGGCGCAACCCGGCCTCCAACTACGACCCGGCGAGGGCGTTCCGGCGCTTCGCCCTCCGCGTCGGTGGCGCACCGGCGGGCGGCACGGGCGGCAGTAGTGGAGGTGGGACGTCCAAGCCTGCCACCAAACCCAAGCCCGCCAAGAAGTGGCCGGACGCGAACCTTTCCGCCAAGGCGACCAAGGCCCAGATAGCAGACGCCTGGTACATCCTCATGGCCAAGATCGGCCACAAGGACCGCTCTGCCACACAGCGCCGCCAGCGATGGCTCAAAGCCCAAGGCACCTACAAGGGTGCACTGGACGGCAAGTGGGGCCGACTCACCACCAAGGCCCTACAGCAGACCCTCGCCAAGCGGGGTTTCTACCACGGTGTGATCGACGCGGTGGCCGGCCCCATGCTGCGCGCCGCCGAGATCGCCTTCCTCAACAGCCAGCGCAAGACCAACCTCAAGTAAGGACGACACCTGTGTTCACCATCGCATTTTTCAAGGGGGCCGCTGAGCGCGCCGCCAAGACCTTCGCCCAATCCCTCCTGGCCGTCATCTCGGTCACCGGGCTGACCTTCGGTGGCGTCGACTGGGGTGTGTCTCTGTCCGCCGCCGGGCTCGCCGCCCTCGCCTCCGTGCTGACCTCCATCGTCAACCCGAGCTTCACCGCGGGCGGTGATCAGGAGATCGTCATCGAGCAGATCAGTGACGACGGGTCCGAGCTCCCGGACCCCGAGCCGGAGCCGGTTGCCGAGTCTGCCGACGACTCCCCCGCCAAGCACGCCGCATGACAAAGCGCCCCACCTCATCACGAGGTGGGGCGTTTTTGTGCGTCTGGGGGCTACCGGCCGCCGCGCTTGGCCATCTGATAGATGCACTGGCGGTCCACGTCGAGGGCGTCCGCCAGTGCCACGGCGGCACCCCACCTGCGTTATGGTAGGAGAAACCCCCGCGATGTGTCAGCATCCGGGGGCGCGATCGAACAACCCGCAAAGGACGTGTCCGAC